GTTTTGATTGCGGACCGCGGGCAAAGTAGACATTTTGATTCCTGGTTTGTTGTTAAGTTGCGGCACGGCTGTACCCCATCATTCACGCACATAATCGGGGGCCAAACACGAAGGCGCCTAGTGGCCAAGAGTCAAAATCTAGTCAGTAAAGCAGAGGTTGCGCGGCGCAGGGGAACATCTCGCGCGGCGGTCACCTTGGCTTGCAAGGGCGCATTGGGCGAAGCGCTCGACGGCGACAGGATCGACCTAAATCACCCCGCGGCCCAAGCCTATTTGGCAAAACCAAAGTCTGGCCCCAAACCTTCGCCGGGCCGACCGCCTGCATCGTCCAGCCCCGCGGTAGACGACGCGGGCGACGGCAGCGACCTTCTTGAAATGGACGGCATTGACGGGTTCGAGGCCGTCAAGCACTTGACACTTCTGGAGATTCGCGAGCGCTTCGGGACCGAGCGCCGCTTCAAAGATTTCCTGGATGCCTGCAAAAAGTTGGAGGACATCCGACGCGTTGAACTAGAGAACGCAAAACTTGAGGGTACCCTTGTTTCCCGCGAGCTGGTGCGGGCGCACGTATTCGGCGCGCTTGAAGCAGGCAACTTGCGGCTGCTGCAAGACTTTCCCAAGGCGGTAGCACGACGCCTGTACACGGCGGCCCGCGCCGATGCTCCCATCGAAGAGGCTGAGCGCGTGGTGCGTAACCTAATCGAAGGGCAGCTGAACCCCATCAAGGTGCAAGCCGCGAAGGGGCTGCGCAATGCTTAGTTCGGAGTTCGATTCCGACCAGCGAGCTTGGTTGGCCGAACAGTTTGGCGCCCTAACGGACACGATGAATATCATCAGTCCAAGTCAATGGGCCGAAAGCAGGCGGTATCTAGCATCAACGGCGAGCCCAATACCGGGCCTGTACAACTATGAGGTGACCCCGTTTCTTCGCGAGATAGTTGATTGTCTCGCAGTGGACTCGCCTATCCGCGAAGTGGCTTTGATGAAGGGCGCGCAGATTGGTGCCACTACAGGCATCATCGAGAACGGCGTAGGATACAATATCGAGCACGTAAAGACGGCATCGATGATGCTGGTCACTGCTGACGCTGACCTGGCAAAGCTCAGGCTTGAATCCAACATCATACCGATGCTCCACAGCTCGGACATGATGCACCTGATTGCTAGCGCAGACGAAGGCAACAACCGCAAGGCCGGACGCACAGAGAAGAAGCTCGAATGGATCGGCGGCGGATTCATCTTGCCAATAGGGGCGCAGAACCCAAACAAGTTTCGCCAGACATCTGTACATGTGCTACTTGGCGACGAAGTTGACGGCTGGCCAGACGTGGTTGGCAAGGACGGCGACCCAGTCAAGGTAGTCCGTGACAGAACCAATGCGTTTCTCACATCAAGGAAAATCTTTTGGGGGTCTACTCCTCTACTGAAGGGTACCTCGAAAATAGAGCGCTTGTATCTCAAGGGTGACCAGCGCAAATACCATATATCCTGTCTACGATGTTCGGCCGCACAAGTTCTGAAGTGGCGTAGAACAAATAATGAAACCGGCGAAGTGACAGGTTTCATATGGGATGTTGACGACGGGCGTCTTGTTCCTGGGTCTACAAGATACCTGTGCAAGGAGTGCGGACACGAACATTACGAGTCCGACAAGACCCGCCTGTTCAAATCTGACAACGCGGAATGGGTACCCACCGCAGTGTCTGTATCGCGCGACTTACGTAGCTACCATCTACCGGCGCTATACTCACCTGTGGGGATGCAGTCGTGGGATGAATGCGCACTCAAGTGGCGTGAGGCTTGGGACGATTCAGCAAATAAGCCGCGCGACGTTGCGGTTATGCAGGTCGTGTACAACAACATCTTTGGCGAGACGTTCAAGCCATACGGCGAGGCCATCTTGATGAAGGCAGTCTCCTCGCACCGCCGTCACGAGTACCGCTTCGGGGAGATACCCAACAAGTTCGCAGACAAGTTCTGCGGCGGCCCGATCGCGCTTCTTACATGCGCGGTCGATGTGCACAAAGATAACTTGAAGGTCGCGGTATTTGGGTGGACGCGTGATCGCAGGGCGTTCCTGATCGACTACCACACGTTGGAAGGAAGCACGCAGGACCTCGAAAGTCCGGAGACGTGGGGCAAGCTACGCGAGATTATAGAGGGTGCTGAGTACACCGCTGACGACGGTAAGAAGTACCGCGTAGTCTTGACGCTGCCCGACTCGGGATATCTAACAGATCACGTCTACCAGTTTTGCGCCGAGTATCAATCTGGCGTATTCGCCATCAAGGGCATGCCACAGTCGCAGAAGAGTGCCCGAATTCCTCAGTTCAACGACTTCAAGACCAAAGCCGGTAACACAGTATTTGGAATTACCGTTGACCTGTACAAGGATCGATGGGGGGCCGCGCTTCGTCGCAGCTGGGATGGCGTAAGCGTTCAACCGTACGGTCATTTCAACGCACCGTCTGACATTACCAAGAAGCAGCTGGCTGAACTCACAGCAGAGACTAAGGTCGAGAAAATCGAATCGTCCTCCAAGCGCGTTATTGGCTGGGAATGGTACCGCCCATCAGGCGCAGCTAATGAGCTGTGGGATTTGCTGGTCTACAACAGTGCCGCGGTAGACATGCTTGCTTGGGACTTTAGCAAGCAGCGCGACGAAGAGACCACGAACTGGCCAGCGTTCTGGGACGCCTGCGAAAACGGCCTATACTTCAGTGAGTAACGTCTATGCCTACTGCCGCAGAAATCACATGGATTCAGTCGCGCATCACGGCACTAGAGACGGCCATCGTTGCATATGAAACCGCGATGATTGCGCTTGCGTCGGGAGCGCAAAGCTATTCACTGGACACCGGGCAAACTCGGCAGTCGGTAACTAAGACAGACGTGGGATCGATGAGACTTGCCATGAAAGCAGCTGTAAGCATGCGCGAAGCGTACCAAGCTCAGCTCGGCGGGTCGTCCTTCATTGGGATACCTGGGTACTGATGGGCTGGTTGCAATCAATATTCGGCAAGGCACCTGCGTTGCCAGGACCAGGGCCGTCGCATGACGGCATACCCACGTTCACAATTGAAGACATGCAAGCATCTTCTGGAGGGCGACTGCGCTTCCATGATGGGGAGAAGTTCCCAGGGGGACTTGGTCCGGTTGATGTGCTGGTTACTGACTACTGGGCGTTGCGTGCGCGGTCGGCAGCTCTGTTCAAGAGCAACGTATACGCGCGTGGGCTTATCCGCAGGCTGGTAGACAACGAAATCAATACAGGGCTACACCTAGAGGCTATCCCGGAAGAGGGGCTACTCGGTTACGAGGAAGACGGACTGGCCGACTGGACAGAGACCACGGAGAGCTTGTTCGGCCTGTGGGCTAATGGCCCAAGTCTTTGCGACGATACAGAGCAAAGTACGTTCGGGGCGCTACAGGCATCGGCACGCCGCGAAGCTCTAGTTGCTGGCGACGTGCTAACCGTACTTGTCCAGGACCCCATCACAAAGCTTCCTCGGGTGCGCTTGATCAATGGCGCCGCTGTGCGCACGCCGATGAACGCTCCATCGGACAAGAACATCCAACATGGAGTCGAACTAGACGACGCTGGCCGCCACGTCGCGTATTGGATTGCCAAGAGCGCCAGCGGACTATTAGGGCTGGAATCGGAGCGACTGCCTGCCTACGGGCCGAAGACCGGGCGCCGCATGGCATGGCTAGTGTACGGCAGCGACAAGCGTCTTGGCGAAGTGCGCGGCGAGCCGCTTCTGTCGCTTGTTCTGCAGTCGCTCAAGGAGATCGACCGCTACCGCGAAAGCGTCCAGCGCAAGGCAGTACTAACCAGCCACGTGGCGCTGTTTGTGACCAAGTCGGAGGACGGCCCGTCAACTCGACCGCTGACGGGCGGCGGCGCGGTGCGAGTAGGCACAGATAAGGCTGTCGACACGACGGGCGTTGAGCGCACCTACAACGTTACGGAGAGCATCCCTGGGTATTGCGTTGATACATTGGCCACGGGCGAGACGATAAACGCTTTCCCGTCCACAGGAACAGACGAAAAGTTTGGCGACTTCGAGGCGGCCATCGTGTCGGCCATCGCGTGGGGCAACGGCGTTCCCCCGGAGATTCTCACGCTCTCATTCAACAAGAGCTATTCCGCAAGCCAGGCGGGCATCAACGAGTTCAAGCAGGTAGTTGACTGCATCCGCATGATGTTTGGGCAAAGCTTTTGCGACCCTATTTACCGTGAATGGCTGCTTTCTCAAGCCCTGTCGCGTCGCCTGGAAATGCCAGGATTTGTCGACGCATGGCGCGACAAGTCGAAGTACGAAACCTATTGGGCGTGGGCTACGGCCGACTGGTCTGGCCACGTCAAGCCTGCAGTGGATGTTGCGAAGAACGCTCGCGGGATGGGCATGCTTATCGAGATGGGCCTCATCACCCGCGACCGCGCTGCTCGGCAGCTCACGGGGATGAAGTTTTCCAAGGTTGCTAAACAACTACGACGCGAGAACAAGCAACTGCGGGAAGCGAACGCAGAGCTTGAACCAGAGGAGCCAGCGGTCACGCCGGGGCAGCCATCCACGCCAAAGAGCGTGCTCGCCAAGACGGCGCGCGGCCCGTTGACCGCTGTCTAGCACGAAGGATTCACCATGTGGTTACTGAAGCAAGACGTCGCTGCGGAGTTGATGCAGGCTCGTAGGGTAGCGTTTTCTCCACCACCCGACGCGCTCGCAGCGTTCACCGCGATGTCAAATCGATCAGCGTCGGCGGCGATGCCCGATATCATGAGGGTGGCAGGCGGCACCGCAGAGATACGCGTCGAGGGAGTTCTCACCCCAGGCCCCAGCTTTATCGCGTGGCTGTTCGGCGGCGGCAACACAAGTTACGACGACATCAGAGAAGCCCTCGCGGTAGCGAGCGCAGACCCGTCGATCAAACGGGCCGCGTTTTACATCGACAGCCCCGGTGGGCGCGTCGACGGCTTGTTTGAAACGCTCGAAGCCATCAAGTCATTCTCGAAGCCGGTGACCGTTCGCGCAGCCTGCGCATGCTCCGCAGCGTACGCAATCGCAGCGGCGGCTGGAAAAATTGAAGCGGTTGGCCCCGCATCCGAGTTCGGCAGCATAGGCGTCGCGGTGACACTGATGCAAGACGACTCGCTGATTGACATCACATCGACAGAGGCCCCGGACAAGCGTCCTGACATCAGCACTCCAGAGGGGCAAGCGGTCGTACGGCGTCATCTCGACGCCATCCATGAGCTGTTTGTAGAGGCCATCGCAGACGGGCGCGGCGTCAAGCCCAAGGATGTCAACGCCGACTACGGCCGTGGTGGCGTGATGCTTGCCCGCGAAGCCAAGCGGGCGGGGCTTATCGACAAGCTTCCTGCGCAATCGAAGCCACGGGGGCGAGCGTCTACCGACGCTGACATGGGTGACGACGTTTCCGCCCATTCAGCCATCATCACCCAATCAGATACATCGGCTGCGTCATCCGTAGAGGGAGCGCAGCCCACTGGGCCCAGCAATGGGCCTGTCGTTACCAGCGGCATGCCGTCGCTGACACCAACATCAATGAACGCTCCGCATACGGCGGCTGCTAACCAAAGGAAAGTCATGAATCAAGAAGAACTACGGGCACAACACCCCGAGCTTTTCGCCGCCGTATTCAACGCGGGCAAGGCGGAAGGCATGGCAAGCGGCGCAACGGAAGCGTTGGCAAAAGAGCAGGACCGCGTGAAAGCGCACCTTGTGATGGGTGAACAATCTGGCGACATGAAGCTGGCACTGAGCGCAATCCGCGAAGGCGCACCCATGACGCAAGAGCTTACGGCGAAGTACATGACGGCCGGAATGGCGCGAGCTGACCAGTCGGCGCGACAGGCTGAAACCAAGGACGCTGCGGCTGTGGTGGCTGGCGCTGAGACGGTGGAGCCAGATGCCAAGGATGAAGTTGACCAGGTGGCGGACGCCTTGGACGCGATGCACGGAAAGTCGGTGAAGTAACATGGCCACTTCTACGATTACAAACATCGACAATGGATCCGCGCTTATTGGAGACGGCAGGTTCCGTGACGAGCTATTGGTATTCGCCGGGGCTGACACCTTTGTGGACGGAACCATCCTTGCTCGACGCGCTGTAGCGACTGCGGTTACGGCCTCCGCTGTCGCTGGCACAGGCGATGGTACTGTGACCGCGGCCACGGTGGTTGCGGGCCCAGTGGTGCCGCTGGTGGGTGCATACGTGCTCAACTGCATCACCGCTGTTACTAACGGTGGTGTGTGGGAGCTAGTTGACCCTAACGGCGCGCTGGTGGCTAGCAACCTCATCATGACTGTTGGCGCTGCGGCAGCGACCGTATTTGAGGCTGGCGGTTTGCAGTTTACTATTACGGACGGGTCCGCAGACTTTGCGGTTGATGACACTGCGACTTTGACGGTTGCGGCGGATGGGAAGCTGGTTCCCTATGCTATTGCTGGCGCAGGCGGCGCGCAGCGTCCAATGGCAATGCTCACCTACGACGTGACTAGGACTGGCGCGGGCAACGAGCCAGTGAACGCGCTTGTGTCCGGAACCGTGAACGCCACTCGGCTAGTTGTTGATGCTGACGGTGACGCCAGCAACATCACGGCAGCCATCCTCGATGAACTGCGAAGCGCAGGCATCGTGGCCACTAACGTTACTCAGCTAGCCAACCTCGACAATCAGTAGCAGCAAGGCCGGGCCCAGCGACCGCTGTATCCATTGGGCGGCGCTGGGCTCAGCGACATAGGGCGCAAGCCCAAAGACCAACGAGGGTCGCCACGTACCTGAGCGCACTTATGCGCCGTTTCGGGTGCGCACGGGTGCGTCCTCATCAACATCAAGGAATCGAACAATGAGTGACAACGGCACCCGGCGCATGATTGAGCGGTACACGGATGACGCGCCAGCATCCCTATACTTGGCAAGCAAGTTCCGCACACCTCCTGAAAATTTCCACGACTCGGAATTTGTAGAAATCGACATCGAGCGCGACAGTGAAGATGTCGCCGTCGTGGTGAAAGACCTATCGGTAGAGGGGCGCGGCAACGAAAGCTCTATCTACACTAACAAGGAGTGGACGCCTCCCATTTACAAAGAGAAGGCGACTGTCAACGCGTTCAAGCTGCTCAAGCGCATGCCAGGTAGCACCGCGTACGACTCGCCAGTATACAAGGCGAACGCGCTAAACGCCGTAATGGGCGAGGTCCGCAAGATTGAGAAGAAAATTCAGCGGGCCATCGAACTGCAGGCATCCCAGACATTGCAGACCGGGACGCTCACGCTCAAGAACTCTGACGGCGTCAACATGTATTCGCTAGACTTCCAGCCGAAGTCTAGCCATATCGTCACAGTCGGCAACGATTGGGGCGGTGGGTCTGAGACGCCGCTCGCTGACATCGAAGCCCTATCCGTAGTTGTCAAGCGCGACGGGAAGCAGCGGCCTAACGAGCTGACCTTTGGGCGGCTCGCATGGCAGGACTTCCTTGCAGACAGCGATGTGCAGACGCGTCTCAACTTCCGGCGCGCGGACCTGGCGGTTGTTTCCCCAAGCCGCAGCGAGAGGAACGCCATGTTTCAGGGGCGCATCACTGTCGGCAACTACGAGTTCGAGATGTTCACGTATGATGCAACGTACGACGACGTTGAGACGGGCACCAGCACGCCGTACGTAACCGACGACCTTGTCATCATGACATCAAGCGAGTCTCGGTTTGATCTCACCTACGGTGGCATTCCTTTGATTGGCGACCCCGACCCGATGGCGATGCAGTTCGTTCCTCGGAGAATTTCCAACGGCGGCAACGGTATCGATTTGTTCGTGAATGCTTGGACCGCCAAGGATCGGTCCTCGATCACTGTCGAGGTGTCGGCTCGCCCACTCACTATCCCAACCGCAATTGACACCATTGGTGTCCTGAACACGAGGGCCTAGAAATGAGTAACGACAAAGACCGCAGCGACAAAGAGTCGGAATCACAGAAGCGCGCGTCCGCTGCCAAGCATGCACGCGCTGCCGACGAGGCCGCAGCATCTGCAACTAAGAAGGCTGCTGAGGAAAAGGCTCCGCTGATATTCGCGGTCATGCCGGGCAAATCCCTGGCGACGTGCCGCGGCATCGTGGATTCCGGTAACGCCGTAACCGCGCTGGATTTCTGCAAGTTCCCTAGCCAGCGCGAAGAGGGCCAGAAGCGCCTCGATGAACTGGTGACCAAGGGATACGTGCAGAAGCGATAAGCCTCGCACCCATGTTGCGGCGCCCTTCCATAGTGCACTGGAGGGCGCCGCGGCCATCAACGACCGGGCCTATCGGAGACACCAATGTCAAATCGCAACAAGAGCCAAAGCGCAGGAAACTATCGAGTCGACAGCGACCCCGCAAGCGATGCGTCTGATGCCCCAGAGGACGTACCGGCAGTCGCCGATGCAGGCGCGGCAACGCGTGATTCGGCCATAACAGGCCGCGCGAAGGTTGACGTGTTTCGCGTGGCCCCAGGATGCGCGCTGTTCTGCCACCGCGGCGCGCTGCCCCCTGGCGAAGTGGTCACATGGCGTGACTTTTGTCGCCATTCTGGCGAGCAGCAGGCGGGCGAGGGTAACCTCAAACAGCATCTTGAGTCTGGCAGCGTAGTCCGAGGCAAGATCAACCCACCCGTCAAGCAGTAGCCCACGATGGGACTACGCGCGCAGGCCGCAGCTGACCTATCAACGATAGTGACCGATCAAGATGGGTTTGGCTGGCCTATCACAGTGACCGACCCAGACGGCGCATCCGCGGCGCTGGTAGGGTTATCAACTGACCACTCGACGACCATAGACCCGGAAACGGGTGCGCCCATCGCTGGGCGAGAGTGCTCGGTCGCGCTGGCCATCGCGTCGCTGACGGCAGCTGGGATGGCGTTGCCAAAAGGAAGCTCCGAGCTATCTGGGATGCCTTGGCGGGTGTCGTTCGATGACACCGCGGGCAATGCGCAACTCTACAAAGTTGTAGAGAGCGTTCCTGATCGTGCGGTGGGAATCGTTGTGCTGAAGCTTGAATTCTTTGGGGCTTGATTGATGGCTGCGCTGATCACCACATTGATTGATAAGGTCGACGTTTCGGAGTCTGTTTGCGACCAAATCGCCGCAATCCTCGCACTCGAATCCCGCAATCAAGAGACCCTTGCCGCCGCTGACTCGCAGGACCCGCGCCTTTGGGCTTTGAAGGTCTTCACGGACCATGAACAGCCCTGGGAGTACTTCCAGGACCCACCCGCGACCCAGGAGGACTCGCCTATACTGGTCAACGTGGGGTGGGACCGAGAGACTTTCGATCGCGCCCGTAGCAACGTGGTCAAGTTGCAGCACGCCACGGCGGTCTACAACGTGGACGTGGTTGCGTGCGGGCTTGCTCACCCTGACAATTCAGGCGGCCACATCCCATCAGATAGGGCCGCAGCCATCGCGGCAAAGCGCGGTCTGCGGTGGGTACGCAATATCCTGATGTCCGCCCAGTACATTCACCTGGGCCTGGCTGGCGTGGTTCGCGATCGATGGCCCGTTGAGGCTTCGCAGATGCGTGTCAAGGGCGCGGCGCAGCACATCGCAGTGGCCCGCCTGGTGCTTGAAGTGACGTTCAGCGAGCACAGTCCGCAGATAGTGACAGACACGATTGAGACGTTGGCGATCAAGTTCATTCGCGCCTCGGACGATTCGATTTTGACTGAGCATGGCGTCTTCGAGGAAGACCCCTAGCCGCTCGCCTAGATTCCACCTGAAAGGTATTCAACACGATGACGATCCCAACTAGCGACATTGCCAGCGGCGTTGCGCAGACTTCCACATTCGCCAACGACACGAGCGGCGCATCTGTCAATGCGCCTCAACATATCGCCGTGTTTGCCCAAGGCGCGACCGCCAACACCTACGCGACCACCAAGCGGCGTGTGACGTCCCACCAAGACGTGGGCGCGATTGAGGGATGGGGCTCGCCCGCTCATTCGAGCATCCGCGAGCTGTTCCCTGATTTCGGCGGCGGCGTGGGGTCCATCATCGTCACGCTCTACCCGTTGCCCAATGACACCGCGGGCGCGGCTGCCGCAGCGGGATCCATTGTCCCCAGCGGCACGCAGTCAGTTGCCGCTGCCTACCGCCTGCGGTTTGGTGGCGTTGCGTCCAACGAGTTCACTATCCCAGTAGGCGCCATCGCCGTCAACGATGTGTTGCGTGCCGCAGGCAACGCGACCAACGCTGTTTTGGAAATGCCAGTCATTGCCACGTACACCATTGGCACGGTGACGGCGACGCCAGACGGCGGCAACACTGGTGATGGCACTTGCGCGACACTATCAGCCACTGCTAGCACCTCACCAGGCACCTGGAACCTTGAGTGCACCGCAGCGGCCACGGATGCTGGCACGTTCAAGCTGGTAGACCCAGACGGCACGGTGATCAGCACCACAGTAGCAGTTTCCGGATCTCCGCAGACCGTGGGTGGAATCACCTTCACGTTGACCGATGGCGCGGCTGACTTCATCGTGGGCGACACCTTCGCCGTGGTGGTGCCCGCTACCGCCTTGGTCACCACCACGAAGTGGAAGGGCCTGTCGGCCAACCGCGTTGTTTCCGAGGTTATTGGCGACACCACGCTAGGCACCTCGTTTGCTATCACTCAGGTGAGCGGCGGACTGGTTGATCCAACCCTAGATGCTGCTATCGCCCAGATAGCTGAGTCCGACTGGGAGACGATGGCCATCAACGCGCTGGACCCATACAACACCACCGCGCTCGATACCCTGGCGACATGGGGAGAGGGTCAGTGGGGCCAGTTCGTCCACAAGCCATGCCTCGTGTTCCGCGGCAATGGCGAAGCCGACCAGCCCACTGCGTGTGCAACCACTGCGACGCGCACCACGGACCGCACCAACTTCCAGTTGGTTTCACCAGGTGACCCGAACATGCCTCACGTGATCGCCGCTGCCCAGGTGGCCAAGATCGCAGTGATGGCCAACGCTACCCCACCGCACGGGTATGGCGGTCTGCGGTGCGATTCGCTATTGCCGGGCCTGCCCTCTCAGCAATGGAGCCGCACCGTTCGTGAGGCTGCGCTCGCTGCAGGTTCATCTACCGTCGAAATCCAAGACGGCAAGGTGATAATCGGCGACGTAATCTCAAGTTATGCCCCGGTTGGGCAGCCCAATCCAGCCTACAGGTTCGCGGTCGATATCGTGAAGTTGCAGAATGTACACCACAACGTGTCGATCAAATTCAGCACGGGATACCGATCGGCGCCTTTGATCGCCGACGCAGACGCGACCATCGAAGCGACCGCGAAGAAGCCGCGAATGCTCAAGATGGACCTCAACGCTGTGCTTGAGGCACTGGGGCAGCGAGCCATTCTGGCCAACGTTGCAGCCACGAAGAAGACAACCGCTGCCACCATCCTAGGCCCGCGCTCTGTGCAGCTTACCAGCAAGGTCACGCTGTCGGGCAACGTCGATCAAATCAGCGTGGACTTGGTCTGGGGCTTCCTGTTCGGTTGATATCCATCCGTACTAACTCGACCCACACGCCACAACAATCCCGCCGCAGACATCGCGTGCGATAGTTTGAAAGGAATTCAATCATGTCAGACGGCGGAAGCCTCAAAGAAGTGACCGTTGGCGGTCGCATTTTCCCAGCAACCTCGGACGCAGACGCACAGATCGACATTGGCGGCTACACGGTGGAACTGTCGCCCAACGGCGATGGCAAGACCGTGCGGAAGATCAAGACAATCAAGCCGTGGTCGTTCGATGGTGTAGTGGTGCAGGTTGATCCAGACCGCGACGATCAGCAGTTCTTGCAAGGCACTATTGACGGCAAGGACGATGTCGAACTCTCCCTGACGATGGTAGATGACACTACCTACGTGGGGACGGGGACTATCACTGGAGACCTGAAGGTATCCACCATGAACGCCACCGCCCCACTGGCCTTTGGTGGTGGAGGCAAGGCAGAGAAGCAGTAGAGCCACGTGGCTCTACCTAATGATAAACAGACCGAGGATAGACGGCTATGGCAAACGAACAAAGAGAAGGGGCGACTCCCGCCACCAACCCCAAGCAGGCTGCCGTTGACGGCATCAAAGTGTCCAAAGAGATGTGCGAGGTTGAACTCGCACGTTTTGCGGAAGCGATGGCGCTGGACCTAAGCGAGGACAAGCTCGACGCAGAAGACAAGCTCACTCTCGCGGCTGCGCGCGACACGGTCATCAGGGCCATGATGTCGCGCAAGCTGGTGATTTCTGAAGATGAGGGCGAACCAATATTCACCACGAGTGAGGGGGTAGAAGTCCGATTCCATGAAGTTCGTGGTGCGACACTTATGGCTATGGACACGAAGAAGGAAGGCCAGAAAATGGCTAAGGTATTCGCGATGCTTGCGCAACAGACGCGCAAATCTGTCGCCATGTACTCGAACATGCGAAAGCGCGACCTTGATGTGTGCATGGCTGTGCAGGCGCTTTTTATGGCTTGAGGACTAGCACAACTCTAGTCCGCGGAGGCGCTGACGTATACCTACAGCCCATCCATGACATGGAATCTGGTGCCATGGTCAAACGTCACACTTTGATAGGCGTACACACGGAGATGCTGTTCCAGATTTGCCAGGACTACGCATCATTACCTGACATCCGCACCATGACGCTGTCCGAGATTCGCTTCTTTTACGACGGTCTACGCGGGTCACTCAAGCGAGCGACAAAACCCAGGTAGAAGGCACTATGGCTGGTAAATTCTCAATCGAAGGGGTGCTCAGGCTAACCGATAGACTCACGCGCCCACTCACGCGCGTTGAGTCAAGGGTTGGTAGGTTTGCCAGGCGTTCCAGCGCGAACATGCGCAAGCTCGACAAAAGCTTCATGCAGTCCCACCGCACTATATCGCGGGTAGGGCTAGGACTAGCCGCGTTTGGGGTGAGCGCTGCCCTTGCGCTAGGGCACGTTGGCAAGGCGGGCGCGGACTTCGAGCAAGCCATCACGGACGTTGGCGCGGTAGGTCTGCAGACGCGCGCCCAGATAAAACCGCTCGAAGATCTCGCTCTGCAACTGGGCGCGACTACCAAATTCACCGCAACACAGTCCGCCGCGGCGATGGAGCTCATGGCGCGGTCTGGGTTCAGTAATGCCCAGATTATCGCTGGCGTGGGTGGCGTGCTCGATGCTGCTGCCGCCTCTGGCCTGGAAATGGCAGAGGTGGCCGGGTACGTCTCGGACGCGCTCAAGGGCTTTCAGCTCGACGCCTCCCAAGCGACGCGCGTGGCGGATGTACTGGCGCTTGCTTCGAGCAAGACGAACTCCACGATCGGATCGCTGGGCGAGTCGCTGTCGAACGTCGCGTCGACCGCTCGCGAGCTAAAGGTACCCTTCGAGCAGACGGTGGCCGCTGTTGCGCTGTTACAGGACGTGGGCCTCGACGCCAGCGTTGCGGGGTCAGCACTCAACACGATGATGACGAAACTCGCGAAGCCCCCCGCGGCTATCGCGAAGCAGATGAAGAAATTCGGGGTGTCGTTCAAGGATGCGAAGGGCAACATGTTGCCCTTCCAGGACGTGCTCGCGAACATCTCGAAGGCTGCGGAAAAGTCGGGTGGCAACATGGACCGCGTGGCATTCCTAGCCGACTTGGTGGGCCTCCGCGGCCAGAAGGCCGCGTCCAACCTGGCCACACTGTTCGAGAGCGGCAAAGTCACAGAGCTGACCGCGCAGCTAGACAAAGCTGGCGGATCTGCCCGCAAGATGGCAGATCTCAAAATGGACACCCTAACGGGTGACATCACGTTGCTAGAGAGCGCTGTGGACGGCGTCAAAGTGTCCCTGTTTGACCTCAACGGCGGCCCGCTGCGTGGTGTAGTTCAGGGGATGACCGAGTGGGTCACCAAGAACAATGAACTCATCACCAGTGGTGTGGGCGACTTCATCACCGACTTCAAGGACGCGTTGCCCACCATCATCAAGTGGTTGCGCGCCATCGGAGCGAGTCTGGCGGTGTTCTACGCCTACGCTGCGGCGATCAAGGCCGCGACCGTGCTCACGGCCGTTTTTAATGCGGTGCTTGCACTTAATCCACTTGGCATGATCGCCCTTGCAGTCGCCGCGCTTGCCGTGCTGATGTACACGTTCTGGCCTGAGATCACAGAACTCGCAAAAGATGCGTGGTCCTGGATTGAATACGGGTGGCACAGGCTGACGATTAGCATTGGCGCAGGCTTGTTCAAAATCAAGCAATGGTGGGGTGCTGCCAGCGATTTCATTTCTGATGTATGGACATCGGCCATCGATTCAATCAAGGGATACTGGACCGGGTTTGCTTCCTGGATAGGGGAGCTGTGGGGCTCCATCACCACGAAGGCGTCCGAGGGGGCGACTGCTGTCGGAACGGCGATCGCTCCCATCGGCCGGTTCTTCTCTGACCTCTGGCAGGGGATCGCAGACACATTCCACAACACAATCGGGTGGCTGTTTGAGGCTATCTCGAAGGCGGTGGGCGACGTCCAGAAGCTTGGCGGCATCTCGATTGGCAATGCCAGCGAAGCGGCCAGTGCGGGCAGTTCCAGCAGCTCGGCCAGTGACGCGCAGGCCATCGGCCCACATGAGCGTGCCGCGGCCATTACCTCGCAATCATTCTCCGAAACCATGAGCACTGAAAAGAACTTCTCCGAGGTCGTGATTCGCGACGAATCTGGCAAGGCCTCGATGCCCCGCCGCCCGAAGCGCGGCAGCGGCATCAGCTTCGAGCCCACGGGCGCCTACTAGTGTCGATACTCGGCACGATTGGGTCCGTAGCCTACCCAGGGCAGAACAACGGCGCCCAGGAGCGCATACGGGAAGCTGCATACACCACCCCATCTGGGACGCGCATTGAGTTTGAGTACGAGCGCGCCACGCGCACCACGCCAAAGAAGGGCACGGTGTTTGGTTTCGCTGGGCTCAACGAGGATTACGTCCAGCAGCACGGGTTTGGGTCGCGGCAGTATCCGATACTCGCCTACTTCACTGGCGACAACCACGACTTGGAAGCCACCGCCTTCGAGGCCGGGTGTCTCGAAGATGGTTTTGGCCTCCTGGAAAGCCCACGCTTCGGTCAGGTACCTGTGCTGTGCTGGGGCGACGTCAACCGCCGCGATGACCTGGTGTACGAGGTCAACCAGTCCGTGGTTGAGGTGACGTTCAGTACGTCACTGAAAGACCTGTACCCATCCGCACTGACCAACCCCCGATCGGAAGTTCTCAGTGCCTTGGACGGCTTCGACGTCCAGGCATCGCAAGAGTTCACTGCCCAGACGAACCTATTGACCGCCGCGTCACGTGCTACCACGAAGGGCACGATCAAGGGGGTACTGAAGGACATCTCGTCAGCATTGCGGGCGGTCTCAGAGGTCACCGCTGACGCCCGTCGCGAGTTTGCCGACAACTTCGCGGTGGTCAACCTCGGGATCGATGTGCTCATTGGTCAGCCGCTGTTGTTGGTGCGGCAAATCAACAACTTGATTCTCGCCCCGTCGAGGGCTCTGGCCGGTATCGTCTCGCGCCTCGAAGGCTACCGCGACCTACTGGACCGGATGCGCGCCTCACCCGCAGGCGACCCCGCCGCCAACTACGTTGGACTAGGGCTGCTACTGCGCCAGCAGAACGACTTCCAGGTCACCCAACTGGTGGCCATGAGCGCGGTGGCGGGCACGGTCAGCAGTGTGGTCAACACCACCTTCACCACCAAGCCCCAGGCGCTGGCGGCGGTCCAAACGCTGCTAACCCAGTTCGATGACCTTGTCGCCTGGCGCGACGATGGCTTCGTCGCGGTCGGGGTAGACGACCCAGGTGGCGCCTACCAGGCGTTGTATTCCGCGGTCGCGCTCGCGGCTGGGTACTTGATTCAAATTAGCTTTCAACTGGTGCCAGAGCGCCGTATTACGCTGGGCCGGGCGCGGACGATAATTGACCTGTGCGCTGAACTATACGGCAGTGTGGATGACAAACTCGACCTGCTCATCAACTCCAATAACCTCACGGGCTCGGAAATCTTAGAGCTACCCAAGGGCCGTACCATTGCCTACTATCCCGCCAGATAAAGACGAGGTGATCGTCCTAATCGACGGGAAGGAATTCGGCGGCTGGACCGAGTTTGAGGACACGCACCACATAGACAGCTTCAGCACGGTGACCTTTGGCGCACCATTCGAGGCCGATCGCCGCGCCTTCCGCGACGCCTTCAGACCGTACAGCTTCGCACCGCTCGAAGTGGGCATCGACGGTGAATCCATTTTCAAAGGGACCCTGGTGGGTCCCAGCCCCAACAGCGATCCCACCGCGTCCAGCGTCTACGCCTCGGCCTACAGCTTGCCGGGCGTGCTCGCCACAGCGTGCGTTCCCGCGGAGAATCTGCCGCTGGAGTTCAGGGGCCTGACGCTGCATGCGATGGCCCTGGCGCTATGTCGCCCGCTGGGCATCGAAGTGCAGCTCGATGTTAGCGACGGCAGTCCCTTCGCGAAGTCCAAGCTGGAGGTTGACCAGTTCATTCTGGACTTCCTGGCAGAAGCCGCGCGCCAACGTGGCGTGGTGCTGAGCAACACTACTGACGGCGCGCTGCTGATTCAGCGGTCGACGGGAGAGGGTCGCCCCGTGGCGCGATTGGAGGGTGGCATCTCGCCCGTTGTGGGCGTGATCGCAAGCCCACCCTCAGAAGAATACTACTCCCACATCACGGGATTCTCGACGACCAAGAAAGGCAAGCTGGGCAGCCACTACACCGTACGCAACCCTAAGCTACCCGCTTCAGTTGTGCGCCCGTCGAACTTCACTTTGAGCGATACTGAATCGGGGGACGTTCCCGCCGCAGCCACCGCCAAACTGGCGCGAATGTTTGGCGCGTCCTGCGCGTACGATGTGGACCTGTGCACCTGGCGCGACCCGCGTGGCAAGTTGTACATCCCCAACACCACCACCACGCTCAAGGCGCCCAATGCTATGGTCTACTCTGACTACGAGTTTTTGATTCGCACAGTGACCCGTCGTCGTGACGCGGTCTCGAAAACCGCTAGCTTGCGCCTGGTGCTTCCGGGTGCGTACAGCGGGCAAATCCCCAAGGCCATGCCTTGGGACGAACCTGGACTGCTGTCGTGAAGGACCCATCGCCCATGCCCACCGTCGCTCAAGTTGTCGAAGTCGAGTCGGGCGGTAAGATCAAGGTTAACGCGGGCGGCAAAAACAATACGCTTACGGTCGAACAATGGCAGGATCCAGGCACGGACGCTCCGCCATTGCCTGGCGACTACGTAGCACTAACTGATGGCCCAGGCACTGGCGAGCGTCAGGCTGTGGGCTCCGACGACGGGACACAGAAGAAGGCCGCGGGCGGGGAAAATCGCATCTATGGCCGCGACGCGAACGGCGCCCTCGTCTCCGAGGTGTGGCTCAAGGGCGATGGGTCGATTGAAATCACGAGCCTAAAGTCGGGCGCCAAGGTGACCATCACCACGGGCGGCGTCATTGAGATCAACGGCGCGTCAGACTTCGTGGCGCTCGCGCAGCTGGTACTTGCTCAATTGAACGACATTCGGACGAAGCACGACTCGCACACGCACATCACTACCGCAACGGTTGGCGCCAGCCCCACCCCTGGCGTCATTGCACCGCCAACGACCCCGATGGGTCCTGCGTCCTCTGTGGCGGCGGTGAATCTGAAAACCGACTAATAGACGAGTCCGAAGGCGCGAAAATAGATGCCAGTCGTTCCGTTGCTAAACGAGCTCACTTCCGCCCGTAACCGATACACCTTGAAGTTTTGGCTGGTCTGCGTGAGGTCGAGTATTGCGTCAACTGGGAACTCAACAGGAACCCCGTCAGCAGTCGCGGAAGGCGTCCAGGTAGTGGGCGCGCCCAGCAACGCATGAAGCCCGTCGGTATCGTCGACCAGCACCATCATCGTCCAGGAGCCAGGGGTGTCCACCCTTTCTTCGAGTATCCCTTCGGCGTCAAAGGTCAAACTCTGGGCAGCTCCTGTAGTGCGGGAGATGACCAACCGCAGCCCCATCGAGCTGGGAGGTGAGTTCAGTGTCACGGAAAAGTGGATGCCGAATATCACCTGGTCGCATGCGTCTTGAAAACCATCGCCATCGCTAAACGTGTCGTAGCAATCTGCGCAAAGTTTGCTCTGACACTTCCCGCCGATCGCCGCATCTGGTGCTCCCGCGTCCGCGGGCACCATCACATCCACTTCTGGAGCGTCTGCAACTGATGAGTCCATCACCCCACCTGTCCCACTGACACCACCGCCCGTGTAGTTTGTGGGCTGCAGTACGTCTGCGTCTAGCTGGGGTGTTCGTGCGGCTCGCCCGTCGAGGCGTCGCTGTCGCCCGTCATGTCTGCGTCTGGGTAGACGAGCCATGTGGTGTCGCCGCACGCACAAGCCAGAATCCACAAAAAACCAATGGTTACATATTTCATTGCGATGTGTGGCGGTCGCTGCGCGTTCACTTCGAGCGCCAGGCCGTCCCTCCATCTTACCAGTGTAGTCGATGAGCACCACATCGGCAATCCGCTCTGCATATCCCATGACTGACGCGCTGCTAACGATTGGCCCTGACGGCGGCAACATCTCTGTAGTCAACGGCCGTACGGCCATGACCGACAGCCTCGAAACGTTGGTGTCGCTCTGTCTATGGGGCGGCAACGTGGCAGACACAGGTGGCGATTCCACCAAGGCGCTACAGTGGTGGGGTAACTTCCTAGAAGACGACTCAAAGTTCCACCTCAGGAGCAGGACGCAGGCGTTGATCAACTCGCTGCCACTGATTCCCATAAACCTCCTGCGCATTGAAGACGCGGCGGTTCTCGACCTTTCAGTCATCACAGACCTAGGAATAGCGAAGTCTATTGCGACCATCGCGACCATCCCGGCGATCAACTCAGTACTGCTGGGCGTCCAAATCCTGGGCGATAATGAGCTGGAATTCTCCACCCAATACTTGCGGAAGCGAGCTGTGAATACATGAGCACGACCGCACCCACGACTGCCGAGCTGAGCACCAGCATCGTGGCGCAGCTCGAAGCGCAGCTTGATCAGACGGTGCCACTATTGCCAAAGGCCTTCCTGCGCGTGGTGGCGAAGGTTCTAGGCGCTGCAGTCGTCATACTCTACCGATACGCCGCCTTTACCCACCTACAGATTTACACGCGCTATGCGACGCTGAGCGAGACCGAGGTCAACGGCAAGGCGATTCGCCCGCTTCTGGAGCGCGGCCGCGAGGTGGGCGTCCCAGACCCAGACGTCGCAGTCCGCGCAGAGCTGGTGGTGTCCGTCACAGTGACCACGCTCACGGGCTCACTAACCGCGGGCACCCAGCTACTCTATTCCGACACGGGCGTCGTTTACACCGTGGTAGCTGACACCGCGCTCGACGCATCCACCATATCGACCACCATTCGCGCCGCGTCGCAGCAGGGCGGCGGCGATGGTTCGGGAGAGATCGGAAACCTCGAAATCGGCGATACGCTCGACTTCGCAAGCCCTCTGCCCAACGTCTCGCGTACGGTCACTGTGACCAGCGTGGCGGTTGTCGGAGCTGAGGCGGAGAGCGAGGAATCCTATCGCGCCCGCACGCTGCGCAGGACCCAGGCGCGGCCCCAGGGAGGCGCGTACGCGGACTACCAGGTGTGGGCAGAGTACGCGAACGGTGTCGCCGCGGCCTACCCTTACAAGGGCGCGCCTGGGGAAATTGACGTGTACATCGAGTCCACCGCAGCGGTGGACCCAGACGGCATCCCCACCGCGGGAGTGCTGACGGCGGCGGCGGCGGCCATCAACTTCGACGCGGATGGGCTCGCGCGGCGGCGGCCCGCAAACGACAAGCTCAACGTTCTAGCCATCGCTCGCACGTTCTACACCGTCGAGGCCACTGGGCTCACTGCGGACGTTCCGCTTGGTCCCATTCAGGATGCCATCAACGCGGGCGTGGATGAGTTCCTACGTACACGCAAGCCGTACATCGAAGGGCTGTCTGTGTTCAGCCGTGAGGATCTAATCACCCAGGGCGCGGTTGCGGGCGTGGTGGTAGCGATTGCGGGCAGCTACGGGGCCTCGATTTCAGCGATTGCGATCAAGCTGGCGGGCTCACCTATCACTGTAGCGGCCTTGGCCCCTGGCGAGTTGGCCGCACTCAGTGGGGCAAGTGTCACGTGGCTGTAGCCGCGTTTGAAGGAACTTCATGGCAATAGAGCTATCCACGGAATACCCGGCCCAGGTCGACACATCAAACCCGTCAGGGTACCCGCATGGAGCCGCGCGCGATGATGCTATCCCAGGAGACGGCCAGGGAACGCCACTCCAGAAGACGTGGGTCAATGACCTGTATGGGTTCTTCGCGGCCATCCTGAAGCGTGGTTCAGTTGCACCAAGCGGCGCACCCGACAGCGCGATCACCTCGCAGTACTGGGACGCTTTGAAGTGGGGGCTGCTGGGCGAGTTGCAGGTCGCCAACTACACGGACTACAACATTGGCACCGCTTCGGCCACGGTCTACACAGGCAACCTGAATAGCATTTGTTACGCGCATGAGTTGGACCGCTATGTCGCAGTTGGCGACTACTCCGCGGGCGACACCGCGGTTTTCTACTCCAGCGACCTCATCACATGGACTCGCACGGCCACGGTCTCGGGTATCTCCAATCTGTACGATGTGTGCTGGAGTGGTTTGAAGTTCTATGCGGTGGGGACGGGGGGCAAGATTATCGGATCGTCCGACGGCATCACGTGGGCCATCGAGCCCGCGGGATCTGGCTATGTGGGCGACTTCTATGGGGTGGCCGCGGTGAGTGCCACCAAGATCATCGCCGCTGGCTTCAGCGTGATCACTGGTGGTGAGCTGCAGATATCGAGCGGTGGAGGCAGCTGGACGCAAGCGACGTTGCCTGGGACTGACCGCCTGTACTGCTGTTGCGCGAGCCCGAAGTACAACAAGTTCTACTTGGCTGGGCAGAACGGGAAGATCATCTCGGGCCTCTACGGCCTGACCGGCTGGGCGTACGAGAGTGCTGCGGATGGATTCACAGGTGACTGGCTATCAATCGACGCTAGCCCATTCAGCGGAGAGGTGTTGATTGGTGGCGCCAGTGCCACGATTCAGCACAGCTTTGGCGCTGGTAGCTGGGTGACTCGCACCCCTGAAACGGTGGGCGCCACTGCCTTCGCTGGCAACTACACCCTGGTCAAGCGTATGGACGCTGTCGGCAAGTGGCTGGTTGGCGGGAACACGGGCGGGGAGCTGCAGGCGTCTTCGGACGGGATCGCCTTTCGCCGCGTGCGCCAGAATGCAGCTTGGCCGTACCTTAGTGCGGGTGCTGCGGGTGGCGGTGGCCTTGCCCTGGTGGGCAACGGTGGCGGCGTTCACGTCGGGCTGCGCGGTTGACGATCGTTCAAAGGGCCTGACCCCGTGGAGCTATTTTTCCGCATACTGAGCCACCTGCTACCTGACTCGCTGGCGTTGCGTATCCGCCAGGCATCGACGGCCTGGCGTTTCGACGAAGGCCACAGCTTTGATGACGATGGCTTGCGATGGGATGGCCAATCAGGCGGGCGCACCATTGACCGCTTCTGGCAGGGCATCGCGTCCTTTTTTGGCATCACGCGAACCTACGTTGATCTGTTCCTGCTCGACGCGTTCACTTCTAGCACGCGCGACCTAGACGAGTGGGAGTTTCAGTATGGATTGATTCCGGCTGCTACGGATGCTAATCGCCGCGCCAACATCGCCGCGGCGAAGCTGTCCACGGGTGGCCAGGGCCCTGGGTACCTGCAGGACACCGTGCAGGCCGCTGGGTTCGATCTGTACATCCATGAGTGGTTTGACCTACCTGGTGCCCCCCTGGACCCGCGCACGGTCACCGTGGCGCCACTGCTTGGTCTCACGCGGTGCGGCAGTCCTGACGCGAACTGCGGAAACCTCGACGCGCGTTGCAACGCGTTCTTGCTCAATGACCCGCTGTACTTCGCGAACAAGCGCCTAGTTAGGGCCGCCCCGCCGCCCATCCCCGCTGATTCTGCGTCCTGGCCCTATTTCCTCTACTGGGGAGCAGAAACCTTCCCAGACCACGCAGAAGTACCCTCGGAGAGGCGGCAAGAACTTGAGCGGCTACTGCTCAGGATATGCGGCGCTGACTGGCTTGTGGTGCTGGTCGACTACGTTTAGTCGATAGTCAAATTGACCCCCGGACTGCTCAATGACCCAACCTGTAACACCTGCTTCTTCTGACGCGGCAACGCCTCTCACGCTCTCGCCCAATGAGAAGGCGAGTAGCGCGACGATGCGCGCCATCCACCAAATTATCTGGGACCACATACAGTGGTGCAAAGACAACCTTGGCGGGGGGGTGTCACTGGCGGCCAATCAGATATTCGCACGCGCATCATCGGGTGTAGCAGAAGGCAAGCCCAGCTCGGATCTTACCCTTTCGCTTGCGGCCCTCTCTACAGCTGTCAGCAAGCTCGACGCGCAGACAGCGAAGGGCGCGGCGATTGCCTCAGCTACCACCACCAACTTGGCGGGCGCCACGGGTGGCTACGTGGAAATCACGGGCACCGCGACCATCGCCAGCATGGGCACGGCCGCAGCGGGCGTTGTACGCGTGGTCTACTTCGCGGGCGCGTTGACGCTTACCAACTCTGTGAATTTGATTTGCCTGGGCGGCGGAGACGTCAAGACGTCCGCTGGCGACACCGCGGTATTCCTGTCGGATGGCAGTGGCGTGTGGCGGATGGTGGCCTACCACAGGGCAAGCGGGCAAGCGCTTAGCGAAAGCAACGCCACCACAGGCATACTAGCTGGCGGCGTAATCACCGCTGGCACTGGCGGCGACGATGTCACTGTGTCCGATGGTTCCGGCACGATTTCGGACTACAGCAACCCGCTCGTGCCAGTGCACACGTCAGTGTCCTGGTCTTCGATTACTGACGTCGTAATCACCGACATTGCCACCACGCAAATCACCTACCTGTTCATCAACTCGTCGGCAGCGCTCGTGCAAATCAGTGGATCGTTGCCAACGGAGGCTGACTACGTCAACAATATCTTCCTCGGTTTCGTAACGCACCTAGACAACGCTACGGTCGGACACGTCGCGAACATGCCCGCGCTCGGGTATCGTGCTGGGCAAGATTTCCGCGAGTTCATTCGGCCGATTGCCCCGGTGATTACATCGGGCATTGAGCTTAGATCAGATGAGGGTGGGTACCTAGTATTATCTGGGACGTACTACCTTCCAGGGTCTAGCCATTCGTCGACACCGAACACGCCAAACCTAGGTGTTTTTGCAGGAGTAGGTTCAGCGTCGTTTGAGTTCGATGTGGTGCTAAGTGACGGAACTGAGAACGGTGATGCTGTACTTTACTCCTCCGGGTCATCCGACATAGCTCCTCTTATCTGGGAATTCCCCGCAGGGTCCACCGATATACTCAACGGGAATAACACTGCTATCCATAGGCTATACTTCACGCCATGGGGTGGGTTTCTATTGGCGATTGGGCAAGTTACATACGCTAACATGGACGCTGCCACACAAGCGTGCGGAAGTGAAGCTTTTGTAGAGTCTGCGCTGATTCGTTCATGCACGATGATCGCAAAAATCATAGTTAGCGCGAATGGACCACAATCGCGCATTGTTGATATGCGGCTGGGAGAAGGCGGAAACACGGCGCTTGGATTACACGCATCGACGCACGCTCCGGGCGGTATTGACCCGGTATCCATGACGTTCACCGATGTTCCGCTAGGCAGCGCGGCCGTTCCTGGCCTGAAGTTCACAGGCTACAATACTGGCGTCTATGCGAGCGCTACTACTGTCGGATTGAGTGTTCTTGGCACGTCGGTTCTTGAGTCTACTGCGAGCGGCGTTCACGTACCTGGGTTTGTTAGCTCGGGCGCTATACCAGCGACCGCGGGTAACTTTAGGTCTACACACCAGTTTTTGACAACATATCGTAACCCGACAAATACGGGTAACATAGACGCCCTCACTGGCGATTCAGCTGGCGGGCTATATGTAGGGTCGGACGCAAACATGCCAACCTTGCAGTTCCGGGCTGCCAGTACTTCATACTGGAGAATAGGGGGCGTGTCGCTAGTCACACTGAACAGCACTGGGCTCTACGTCACTCCAGTGCTGGGGCTGTCTTCATACCTGCGATTTGATCCCGAGATAAACATACGCCGCGCCAATGTTACGTACCTCTCCAGCGACGCAACCGACCTGATACTTAACAAGCCAGTGTCTTTGCTGGGGGCTACCGTTTTATTCGGTGAGAACGTCGCGTCACCCGTCTTTGCGCAGGAAGACCAAACGGGCGCGGCGCATGGGCAAGACCTATTGATCCACGCTCAAGACGCCATGGCTTCCGGATACCGTGGTGGCGATTTGATACTTCGCGCTGGATTCAGCTTGGATGACGAAATCGGCGAGCTGAGAATCCAAGACGGATACGACGCTGACATGATTCGCGTAGGGGATGGGGCCATAGCGTTCTTCGGAGCGACCCCAGTGGCAACATCCACGGAGACCAACACAACGACGGGGTTTACGGCAAATTCAGGAACCGCCGTGTTGCACGACTCCACGTTCACGGGTGACACGGGCGCGACCGCATACACGACTGGAGCCATCGTTCGTAGGCTCAAGTTTTTAGGACTTCTGCCAGCATAGGGTTTCAATGTCTGAATCAACACTAGGTTTTGTACAGTTCGACTTGCCAGATTCCATTTGGCTTACGCAAAGATTGGAAGTTATCAGCGACGAGCAAAACGCCGCTGCAACTTTGGAGGCGGATAAGCTGGACGCGGTCGCGCTAGCCAAGCACATGGCGGACGGTGGAGAAGCTGAGGAGTCCCCGAAAGTGGGTCGGCCTTTTTGCATCGACTTCAGATTTTGGATGTCGCATTTTCTAGCGCATCCGAATCTGCGAGCGTCCTTAGGTACGCAAGCCATGGCACGCGACTTTGACGTGGCCATTGTGGCTGCGATGCGCGAAGGCGGCCCAGTGGTGGTGCCGTACGCGGCGTGGAAGTTCATCGTGGGAGAGCGAGACGACGAGGGCCTTGTTGGCGACCCCGGCAAGCACGGTTACCCATGGATCCCCAACAACCGCGGAGAGCGCGTTGATTTACCGTTTGAACTAAATCTAAAGTTCGCGGAGGCTGCGCGAGACATTAGCCCGTACATTCGCGCGAAGAAAAAGGATGGTGAACTGTGAGCAAACTACGCATAGCATTGGCCGACGATGGGTCGCCACACGCTGGAAAGCTCGTGGCGACGGGCCTCATGGCAGAGGGCCCCAACGGGGAACGTGTCGAGCATACTATCATGTTAGATGACATCGATCCGGCTGCAATAATGGAGCGCATCATCGCGGACTTTGAAGACCCCGACGCTGAGCCGGTGTCTGCATCTGAGACGAAAGCGGACCTTGAGGACAAGCGCATACTCGCTGCAACGCTGCAACCGCTGAAGGACGCGAAGGACGCGCGAAAAGCAGCGCTGCAAGCAGAGCGCGATCAAGAGGCGGCAAATAGGTTGGCTGAAAAGGCAGCGCGCGATGCTGCCAAAGACGCGGTAAGAGCCACGAAGAAGGCTGCCAAATGACTCGTGTCGTAGTCGCCGTCACCACGCTCCTGCTGTGTAGCTGCGTAGACTCGCACGCGGTATCCTGCGAGTACGACCCAGGCCGCGAGTGTGAAGACGCTGGTGTTGATGCGGTGACAGATGGTGGTGGGTGATGAAGTCCATACCGCCAACCGCAGAAGACCGCTTCATTAGAGACGTTGAAGCGGGAGTGAAGATCGGAAAGTGGCTACTACCTATGGTAGGGGCGCTCGTTGTTGGGGCATTCACACTAGCTGGCTTTTTCTACTCGATGGTCAGCGCTCAGAACGAACTTTCGCGGCGCGTAAGCTCTGTAGAGTCCGCAAGGGCAACGGAAGCGAGCGAGCGCAAACAAACTACTAAGGAGCGAACAGACAGACTCGAACAGCAGTCAAGGGACATAGCCGTGCTTATGGCGATGGTTGCTGATATTCGAGACGCTGTGAGGGATATGCGAGATTTTGGGGAAAAGAAGCGAAGGAGATAGCATGGATACTCTAACGATCGTGGCCGTCCACATACCGCAGGCGATCGGCTATGCCGTCGTAGTATCAACCTCAATCGACGCTGTGCGACTCTGGCTCGCTGGTGAGTTTGCAGAAAGCGACGTGTTCCCGGAGGACACAGAGCGAGAAATTCTCACGTGGTTTGATCGCGTATCATTCGTCGCCAGGGCTGTAGCGTCTGGGTTGTCTGGGCTACGCGGAAAGAGATAACGCGCCGATGGCGCAGAAGGAAATTCAAATGAAGAAGCTATCCGCAATCCTACTTGTCGCGCTAATGTGCGGCGGGTGCGGCCTGTTCTCGGAAGGCGGCCCGCTATCAGTTGACAAAATCGTCCAGTGTGGGCCGACAACCAATGAGCTTGTGCCTATCGTTAGCCGCATCATTTCGGGTGACGGTACCGCGAAGAACTTGAGTCAACGCGCGCTGAATGAGCTTGACGGCCTAGCGCATGACAACGGCGCGGAGGCCATAGCCTGCATAGTCAAGTCGCTTGCTGACTCCTGGCTCGGCCGGTCAGCTGCGCCTGACCCCGTGCGCGTAGCTGGGGCTCAGCGTGGCAATGCGTGGATAGCCGATCAAGGCATCGAGGAAGTTCGCGGAGCCATTCCACAGTGATGCGATTCGCGCTCATATCGGCGAGCCCTTCTGTGACAGGCAGCGACCTGATGCGGATGGCTGAGCCGATGGAGGCGAGCATGGGCCACGTGTGGGAAGCCTGGAAGGGCTACATGCCGTCGTGGTCTTCTGGTTCGCGCCCATCGGTCATGCCGTGGGACGATACCCCGCTGCCCACGTGGGAGGGCGGCAACGTTGACTACCTGTGCCCGGTATACTTCACTGACGATCTAAGCAATTCTAACACTCTCGCCGTACACTACAATCAAGGGGACCGGCCCGCGGCGCGCGTGTACGTGCAAGCCGCTAGCGGACTGAACACGGGCGCCACGAGTGTGTTCGAGAGCCTGTGCCACGAAGGCGCGGAGATGATGGCCGACCCGTGGGCCAACATGTGGTCGCCGCTGCCAGGTCGGCCGGGAGTCAGCGTAGCCGATGAGAATGCAGACCCCGTGCAGGACTGGTACGCAGTCACTGTGCGAGGCACCACGTGGCGCGCGGCCAACTTCGTCACACCCGCATGGTTCGGACGCTGCCCCGGCCCCGTCGACCACAAGGGCACGCTCCAGACTCCCGGACAAGTCGGCCCCGAGGGATACTTGATAGTACGCAACGACGCGACAGGCGCAGTGAGCTACGAGTTCGGGCCGCGGCGAGATGGGTTCAGCTCGCGGCAAATGAACGCCCTTGCCCATCCGCTGTCACGCACTGGGCGGCGCTTCGCAGGGGTGCGGGCATGAGGGCCGCCGCCATGCTAGCGCTGGCACTGTGCGCCTGCGTAACCGCCCCGCTCCCCCCAGTCGAGCCGACGTACGACCCGGCAACGCCAGGCGCCTGCGGGACGTTCTGCGGGCGCGCGCGGGTGCTTGGGTGTTCGTTCGCTGCCCCCTCCCCTGGGCCCGACCTCGTGCTGGGCACTGATGACGACTCGACATGTGAGCGAGTGTGCGCCACCTCCTTCAGCGCGGGCCTATACGAGCTCGATGACGCGTGCTTATCCGACTCTGGGAGCTGTACCGCGCTCGACGAATGCGCCGCCCGCTAGCCCCTGAGGCACCCCCGCACCAGATTTACCACCCGGACTCTCCTTGGTACCCCCTCCAGCCTTGCCAGATGGAGGGGGCTTTTTTGTGGGTGGGGTGGGTGGTAGGGTCGCACCCGCTAGCCGATCGGAAGGCGCCCAGGTAGGTCGGCCACCCCACCTACGAATCTGACCCAGGCGGCCCACCATCGGGTGGGCGCTGCGAGTGGCCGACACAGGCGGGTGACGATCGATGCTGTGCTATCAGGGATGTTTGCAGGCAACTGTCTAAAGTATTGATATCACAAACAAATTCAGCAAGATAGGGACGAAAGCGTTGCTTACAACAGGGATGGCGTGGTAGCGCGCAGTTGCGATCGGACCCATAGATAAGCTAGCCTTACTACACGGGAGGTTCGCTAAAGGAGCGAAATGTTTATGCCAACGGTAAAAAAGTCGTGGATTTTCGATAAGTTGCAGATTCTCCTCCTAAAGGAGGAAGATCTCTGGGTCGCTCAATGCTTGGATCATGATGTTGCTTCCCAGGGCCCTGACATCCGCGGCGTTCTCCGTGCGTGGGAACATGCCTTTTTCGCGCAAGCCATGGCCAATATTGATGCTGGGATGGATCCCATGGAAAACGCGAGCGCGGCTCCAGAATTCTACTGGAAGAAATTCGATAGCGGACTGCGCCTCAGTGAGACTATAGCTGTCACAGGTGCTGCCGCCGACGAGCTTTCGCCGCCGCCAGTGCGGCTCAACCAACGTGACGGGTCGGCCTTTCGGCCTAAGTTTAAATAATATCAGCTAGTTAGCTGTTATTATGAAGCTTTTGATGACATGGACCACCCACCTCTCTGCTTGATGATCGATCGGTAGAGAGGTAGGCTGCGCCTGCGTAACTGCGGCGGTTTATGCCTTTCTCTGGGCGGAGATCGTCAAGCGGATTATCCGCCGCGCCCACGAGTGATTGCCTCACTCGTGGGCGCGAAACATTAATGGGTCGCATTGTCGCCCCCGAGCATTGCCTTGGCGGCACCTAGCGCGCCAGAGCTAAGGCGCCAGCCGCGTCCCGTTCCTACGCGCGTTTGGATTAGCACCGCGTTGTCGTCATTGTCGGCGAGCCCGACGCGCACCGCCCACTTCTTCACGGCCACGGGAACACCGCGCCCACGGGCGCCACCAAGTAAGTTGGCTCAGTCCCGGCGGTTATCCCGGTTTCTCCTGCCGTGACTAGCTCGCGCAGCAGGATCAATTAGGGTATTCCACGTCAGCAGCGGCCTTGTGAAGCGTCTCGCGGCGGCAATGCAGTAGCCTGGCAAACTCTGACCAGCCGCCAACCTCAGAGCTTATCTCCCACATGGCGCGCCTCACGTTGGCTTGCTCGCGGGCTGTGAGGCTGTAGGCGCGACGGGCCTTTGCTCGACGCCAAGTCTCGGTTTCCTTGAGGATGGTCATCCCTCCAGCTTGGTCATCCTTGAGCGGTCAAGCAAGCGTGCAGGGTGGGCAAATTCAAAGTGACCCACTGCCAAGCTTTCCGATTTGCTCAATTTCTTTTTCCGTGTACATCAGGCCACCTCTTGTCTTTCTAGCACGATTCAACGACGCCTCGGGCTTCCGCCCAGCGTCACCTGGGCGCCCGCTGCTAGCGCTTCATGTCCCTGACCATCGCAGCTGTCAGCAGCTCCCGCACCAGCGCGGCGGCTGGCTTGCCATGCGTAGCTGCCCACGCGCCTATCGCGGCCCGCAGATCCGCCGTCATTGGCACGACCAGGCGGGCGGTCATGTTGTTCGTGCCCGGCTTGCGACCAGCGCCATCACGGCGCCCGCCTGAGTTAGCGCGGGCGCCGCCGTGGGTGGATTGCTTAGCGACCATCGAAGTGCACGCCCGCAGCTGGGAACTGAGCTTTCGCTTCCGCGATCGCTTCCGCGCCGGAAGCCTCATCTGAGACATCCAGCGTGTCTCCGTGGTCAAATTCACCATTGGACCACGCCGAGTAACACCACGCGCAGTCGCGGCGGAACACATTTACCCTGTCTACGACAGGATCATCCTCCAGCGATGGCGCCCCCAACACATGCACACGCCACAGCATGTCATTCTCGCTATCGGAATCGTTGCCCCAGAATTCGTGCACGCCGTTGGCCTTGACGCTGCCGTCACACTCAGACTCCAGCGCTACCAGCACCTCGGCGTCATAGTCGATCGTCACGATTTCGTCGTGGCTGCGGCTGCGGTCGATTGCTTCTTTCGCGGTCATGACGCCACCTCGAAGCCGATGTCCGCGGGGTCTACCTCTGTGATGGTGCCATCAGTATCGACCTGGTAGAGCACGTCGTCGTCCTCCAGTATCACGCTCTCCTCGCGGTCCGCAGCCATGCGGCGTGCACACTGGATAGCCTCGTCGCACACTACCGATCCCTGGAGTCCACACGTCAGTTCCATTGCGTCCATGTCGTATATCGTTGCCATCGTCTCTCTCCTTGTTTCGGTGGCCGTCCCTGGCCACACAAAGACAATGACACTTGCTGGCTGGGGTGTCAACAGAAATCAGCAAGGCGCTGTTGTTTTTTCGCCCGCCTCTACTGCCTCACGGCGCAGGGGCGGGTCTTTTTGCGTTTAATTCGGCTCTGCAATCTTGCGCCCAGCAGTGAGTTCGCGGGTGAAGTGCTCGCGCATCATGGCTTTCAGCCCGTCCAGGGCTTTCCTGGGGCAGCCGGTATCGATATACGAGCCCATTCCGAGGTCGCGAAACTCGTCAACGATAGCAAGCCACCCACCCGCGCCCCACGGCATAATCGAGTAACCCCACTGCAGCGCCATCAGCCGCTCCACCTCTGCCTCAATCTCAGCAGGCGACGGGCCTTTGTGGGGCTCGATGCGATGCGCCTTCAAAGAGATGGGGTCACAGAGCGCGACAAGCTTTTCCAGCATCCCCCACACAGTAGATATTCTTGGCCCGTTCCAGTGGGCGCGCTGAATGACCAGGACGCGGCCAATCTCCCGCAAACACGCGTCAATCTCTACCTGCTTCGGGTCGGGTATCGGCACGATGTGATGGCCGTGGGCGGCGATTTTATCACGAATGGCTGCGCCGTCCACTCTGCTAGGCGTGCCGGTGTCCATCGTCGCAAGGTATGCAATTTTACCCAATGTGTGGTTATCTAGCTCATCCATCTCAACCTCCATCACTTCCGTTGTCTACTGTTTCCGCCCGCGGCCCTTGACGCTGCCTGCCAGGTCCGCTATTGTGCCTTGAGTAAGGCTACCGCTGTTTGTTCAACCTGGCTCCCTCCTCCATCGTTCTATCATCCCTTGCATCGGCCCGTCAGCGTCTTCGGACTCTGGCGGGCCTTTTTGCAATTGTGCTACTGACTCGATTCGCGTTCAGCCTCTACCAAAAAAGCGGCGGCCCTGTGCCAAGCACACGCAAACCCACCTATCACGGATTGACCGCTCGGTACGCATTCCACGCACGCATGGTCTGTCACGCGGTCATACCTGGTAAGGCGATGGGCCATCACCAGGGCCAGCTCATGCAACCTATCCGATTCCGTCTCACCGCGGTACCAATCTTTCATATTCACACCTCCTATCAGTGCTACCGGCTGGGATTGAACCAGCGACCACCGCCTTATAAGAGCGGCGCTCTAACCAACTGAGCTACGGTAGCGGGTACGTCACTCCACCGACTTTCCCAGCACACCACGCACAATGCCATCGTCATCAATGTCAAGAAATGTGATGGCTCCATCTGGCACAGGCTCTACATGCAGCCCGCTTAGCAGCTCAGGGGCCAGGTGTACGCACAGCACGCTGCGGACAAATCCAGGCACCGTTTGCCCGCCCACTGCCGCCTTCGCTTTCAGCTCCGCATCCATCGCTCGCGTGATGAACGTCGTCATCCGCACTGACAGCGGGTCCGCAGACGGCTTGCGCCCAGCGCCAACTCGCGGGCCACCGCGTTTGCTTTTGGGTTTCTTGGGGGGCATTAGAATAACCTCCTAGTCTTCGTCCTTTGCGCGCCATTCACACTCCGGACAGTAGCTGGTATCCGTAGTGCATGCCCCGCACGGCGGGTGCCCCGTGTGACAGGTGCATCCCTCCACATCGCGGAATGCAACGACGCCGCTGCACACGGCTCCATCCACGATCCTGTTACACGGCTCGTCCTCACTCCTCCCGATAGCCAGAAACGAAGCTGTACCCACGTTGCGTGATGGATGCGCCGATATCATCGGCCTGTCAACCACAGAAAACTTCCGGCCGGAGCGACGCTCACTGTCTGACATGACGTACTTGCCGCAACCCCGGTTGTCGCATACGGGAATGGTTATCCCGAGCCCTACATACATGTGTTGCCCGCAAGCTTTGCAGATTGGTGTCATGTTACCCCTCATCGCCCAGGTAGAAGTCGCCACCCATGCGCGCCTGAGCCAGCGCCCGCTCGGCCGAACCTTCTCCGTTGTCGCGGTCATACAGCGCCACAAGCACGTCATCTGAACCGATGTCACACTTGATTACACGGCCATTCACGTAGTCGAATGACATTCGAGGATCCTGCTTGATGAGCGCCTTCGCTGAGTGTTCAGAGAGGTCTCCCGGCATTTCATGAAAAACCCCGAGCCCCTGAACGCGTGCCCCACGATATAGTGCGCGCAATACTGCAACCTTGCTCAACCCTGCAATGCTCACTGTTCCCATCGCTCCATCCTCCTATTGGCTGTCACTCACGCGGACAAGCACCGCATGCCCAGTATCTGCATCTCGCCACTCTCCACCTGAACTTGGGATCAGGTGTGGGCGCTCAAACTCTAGCACGTCGCACATGTCAAAGAATTCTTCTACACTGTCAAATTCTTCGCACACATTGTCATACAAATCGCTGATACACTTGAGCATCTGATCCTCCTATTGGTTGTACTTAACCACGGCGCCCGCCTGAGTTAGCGCGGGGGCCGCCGTGGGTGGGTGGGCTATTCACCGTCCTCGCCATCCTCGTTCTCTAGCAGCGCGGCGCGCACTTGCGCAGGCTTTAGTTCTGACATAACGGTACTGAAGAAGACCCACGCGTCGCCCCGTCTTTGAAAAACTTTGACTGCCTGCACAGTCGACGCGCTCGCGACTAGATAGTCGCCTTCCGCTCGATAAGAATATTCGCCGTGCCTGAATTCGATGTCGTTGCTCATTGTCGGTTCTCCTCTTAGTGGCGGCCTTCCCTGACCACACAAAGACAATGCACCATCCTTTGATTGGGTGCAAGCGAAATCAAACATCGATGGTCGATTTCCTGCCGATTGTCGAAAAGCGCAATGGTTGTGCGATGGAATCCGCCACGCGTTGGGCGGCATACCTGCCCGCGTTGTTCAGGCGCCGTTGCCAGGCGCCCTCGCTTGGCGCCCATCGGAAGCCGTTCCGCTTGAGAATGTCGCGGGCATCCTTGCTTGGCTTGCCCTCAAACACGAGCTGGACCCGGTTGGCTTCAACGTTCTCCACCACCGTGAATCCGGAGAATGACTGGGGCTCGGCCGGCTGCTGGGCCGCGCTTGCCTTCAATTCATCGATGCGCTTCGCGGTGGCGCGGATGTTCGCCCCCAGATTGGTAAGCTCATAGGAAGCGAATATGCTCGATGCCGTGAATCCCGTCCTGATGGCGCTCTCGCGCATCCGGGTTACCGCGGCATCATTTAGCCCAAGGGCAACCCCGACTGCTGGCCATCCGCCTTTGCGGTAGGCTTTGTTCGTGGCCTTCATCATGTCGCGCTTGGCCTCCAGTTTCGCGAGCTTCTCGGACAGCTTCTCGACGGCCCCGGGGTCGTCACTGCTCACGCCTGCAGTCCCGATGGCGTCTGCCTTGCGTTGCAGGCGCCGCGCTTTCTGCTCCAGCTCTATGGCCTTCCTGGTGCCGGCAATAATGCGGTCTTGGTAGCGTCGCGCTCGCTGCTCACTGTGGTGCCCGACAAGAATAGGCTGGCCGAGTGGAATGCTGTCAGCGAGCGCGCGAGCCGAGCCGGCCACCCGGCTTGATTCAGCGCTTGCCCTCGCCGAAGCAGCCTCGACGCGCTCGCGCTTGGCTTTTTGCTTTGCCTCGTAGGGATTCACAGCGCTACCCCTTCGATGGCGACAATAGCCTCCTCGCGAAGCCCGTTGCGAAGGAACACAAGGCGCCCGCTGCGCGTGTTGCGAATCAAGGAGTGCATCCCGCCACGCTTGCCGTTGAGCCAAACAGCTGCGCCGGGATTGCTCATGTCGACGGTCTTCGTGGTCGTGAACTTGCTGCCGTTGATGCTGATTTCCATCGCCTTGCTCCCTGTTTCCCGCCGGTCATCCCTGCCGACAAGAGAAACTATGCCACCATCTTTGATTGGGTGCAAGCAAAATCAACCCACCCATGTCGTTTTTCCACGGCTAGCGCAGAAAACCCAACGATTTCAAGCGTCTGCCCTATGGAAATACGTCCGCACTCGCCATGGCTTGTCGCCCTCCTCGCCTGTGTACTCGTAGCCGCTCATCGGGCAACCCTCCACTGCGCTGACCCAGCTGAGGCATGCTCCGTGGCTGACGACGTACAGCGCCCTGTGGGCTCCCTCGCTGTGCGCAATCTCAGCGGTGGCGCCATGGTCAAGGCTCCAGTCTATCGCATCCATCGCCGCGGTGAGCGCAGTGCGATTTGCGTCAGGCACCTGTTAGCCTCTCCAACTTTTCTTCGATAGCATCACGCAGGAATTGCGCGACGGTTCCGCCTGCCACGGCTGCAGTCACTAGCGCGGCGGTGTCGTCGTCTACGTACGTGACTAGCTGGACTGGACGAGGTGGCTTATCGATCGGACCGTGCGTCGCGTAGACATCCGCGGGCAGCTTCCGTTGCTCCGTGCGGTGACTGCAACTGTAGCGGAGCACCACAGCGTGGGCATCGATAGCGCACAACTCTTTTGTGGTCCGCCACTTCGCAGACGCGAGCACAGTCCCAGGCCCCCACCCGCGCGCTCGGCATGTATCAGCGGCGTGGATCATGGTGCTCATAGCGTTACCTTCACAATCTTATAGCCCGCGCGCGCAAGATATGCCGACAGCTTGCCTACCCGTGTTGTCGGGCTGTCCTTGGGCATCACGATGTGCCCAGATTCTGAATAGTAGAAATCGTCAACCCAGTCATCTAACTCTAGCGCTAGCTCCCTCGCTTCATTTTCGGTCATGATGACGCCACCTTCCTGCCCGGTAGTGCCACCCGCCAAACGCCCGCACAGCTCGCCAGATTAGCCAAGCTCGGGCGCGGTCGGCTGCCCACCTGGCCCGAGGTGGGTTGTCAATGCGCATCAGTAGCCCACGGAATCCGAATGCGTGCACGGTCTTGCGCGCACTGTGCCACTCATCAAACCTGTAGCAAATCATCCGATACAGATTCCAGTCCGCATCCTTCTGCGGTATGAGCCCCCATCGATACTCCCAATCGTGAAGCATCGCCGCTTCCGCAAGCCGCGAATCCATCGGGCTGCCGATAAGCCACCACAGCCAGCGCGGGATAGACGCGCCGTCTGTCGTCGTGCCTTTCGGGATGATGCCACGCGGGGTGTGCCAGTCTTCTGCGAGCGCCCATAGCCTTTTCCCAGGCACAGGCACAAATCGGATTGTAGGCCGCCCGTCGTCGCCGTTCATCCACGAGTGGTCGTATTCAGTCACTTGGAAACCTTCGCCCTTTCCTCCGGCGTGATCGCCCACATTGATTCGAGTCGCTTGCGGAAATCTTCGACGATTTGGCGCGATTCGTTAATCATAGCGTGCAGCACCGTGTTATGAACCGACTCGTCTTGAAGCGCCTTGTGTCCGGTCGCCGGGTCACGCATGTAGAGGGATTGGATCTTGTGGTAAAGCATCACTCTGTTCCTTTCAGCTCGCGCATCCGCTTGGCTATCATCGGGATGTTGTCACTCATTCGCCACCCGCCTTCCTTGCCATCCGCAGAATCTTGCCCGCTAGCTCCGAAAACCCATCGCGCCTAGCTATCTGCCTAACGTCACCGCCTCGCAGTATCGCGCGGAACAACTCACCCATCAGCTCGGACTCAGCGCCAGAGTAAGACATTGACGACCTCTTGTAATGCTTGCCCTGGTAGAAACCGCTGGACGTTTCGCCGTCCTTGCAAACGAACTCGCCAGCATCGTTGCGGCCGTGGCTGCGTTGCCCGAGTAGACATGTCTTGCGCCTGCACTTGAGCATTGGTCTTGCGGGCGCGATAAGAGCACTACTGCCAACAGCCAATGGTGCGCCGTACATAGCTTCTACGAAGTGAACTATTTCTTCAGCACGGGTATGCGCCCTGCCATTCATGTGGACCTCCATCCTTGTTTAATATCGGCTGTCGCGCGCGGGTTACATGAACGCGTGGACGCACCAGCCTACAGCTAGTGATACAAACGGTTTTCCTAAACCTAAAATGACCAACGTCGTCATGCTCTTGTTTTTGACATCTAGTTGCGCGCCCCCAGCTATGCCGTTTACCAACACCCCAATGCCGATAGCATGCACAAGCCCTATCGGGCTAGCACCAGTTGGCACGATGAACCATGACCACATGACTGAAATGGACCACGCGTTTAATGCTACAATGGCGGGCACGGATAAAATCCCTGCCATAGCTTCTGCGAATGACACTGTTTTCTTCATCGTACTCTCCTTCACTTGTTTGCAAGCTCAATCAGCACATCAACATGACACGCTTCATCTAGCTTGCACGTGCATCCTAGGTCGTGGCCGCGGAGTGCTAAAAGCCAGCACTCCCATTTTGAGTCAGCGTCAAGGACTATCTCAGATATCCGGAACAGAATCACCGCATCTTCGCGTGTTATCGCCCTAGACTGGATTGGGTGCGGGTCCCCTATCCTGTACGGGTTCCCATAGTGGCTTGTGCGGTCGCAAATAATCCCGCCCTCTGGCTTGCGCCAGCCTTTCGTGCGAAGGCGTTGGAAGCGTTTGGGTTTGCTCGCCATCACTCCACTCCTTCCGGGCTCTCCGGCTCTGACGCAAACTCAAAAACACCAGCCTCGCGGATGGCTGCTACTGCGGCGCGCATGGCGTCAGGGATGGTGGTGGTGTCACCTTGGCGCTCCACGGACCAATCGCTGGACCATGTAAACCAGCAGTTTTCATCTACAGTAGCTGAGCACAGGTCATCGCACTCAAGTGACCACACGCCGTTACTGTTTAGCGTCCACCGCGGGTTCTCCAATCGGATGGGGGCGGTCATTTCTGCCCCTTGGCGAATAGCGCGCTGATGAAAGCAGCTATGCCAGAGCATGCCATGTAGAGCCCTATCGACCAACACAGAAATGGCATGGCGTACGGTACCCAAGGTCGCCACCAAATCCACATGACTGCCCCGCCCGCGATCGTGAGCGCTGTTGACAATGTCAACAGCAGCACGCGAGAGGGGGAAAGGTACTTGGGGGCGGTCACGGGTTCCCCCAGTCGACATCGAACATCCCCAGCTTTCCCTTGATGGGCACACTCTCGATGATCAGCGGTGCATCGAATACCCAACACCATTGGCCGGTAGGGTCCACTCCTCCGGTCTGCACCATATGCGAGCGGTTGCCTTCGACACAACTGATCACGTCGACGATGCAGAGCGCTCGCCCTAGGTCGGCCGCGTCGTAGCTGTGCTGAGCTGCTGCAGGATGTCTACTCGGTCGAAGCGACGCGCATATCAACAACGGCCCGCGGAAGTGTGTGCGGCGCGATCGTACCTCCATCGTCTTGGCACCGCTAGCAATGAGCCCAGCCCAAGGCTGGCGCACAGATAGGGCTTTCACGGCCCCACCTCGCCGCAGGAAGCCTCGCCGCTGGCTGCAATGTCGTCGGCAGTGGCAAGCGAGTACAGGCCGCTCTCGTCGATGATTTTGCCAGCATTCACAAGTCGCGCAATCGTCGCCTTGACTTGCGGGGCAGTGAACTCTCCGCCGATCATAAGTTCCTCGATGCACCATGAAACCGCGCCTCTGCTGCGTGATAACCTCTCAAGCACAAACGCCTCACACGCCCCCCGCTTCGCACGTGGCCTGTCGCTAGGCTGGCGTGGCTTGCGGCCTTCGAGGTTGCGCACAACCTTTCCAAACTCTTTCACTTTGTCACGCCAGTAGCCGACGCTTTGGCAGGCATCTTCGTGCTTCATCTGCGCGTCGTATAGAGCAGTTTGCGCGACGTTCAGGGCATCTACCCTCTCCACTTCAATCGCCTTTTCCAACTCTGCCTTCAATTCTTCAACCGTTGCCATCACTCGCCGTCCTTTGTGTCTTGTTACAATCTAGCAGCCGGAGCCGTCGCCGTAGCCGTTGCCGTAGCCGTTGCCGTTGCCGTCGCCGTTGCCGTTGCCGGAGCCGTCGCCGGAGCCGTTGCCGTTGCCGTCGCCGTAGCCGTTGCCGTAGCCGTTGCCGTCGCCGTTGCCGTCGCCGGAGCCGTTGCCGTTGCCGTTGCCGTCGCCGTTGCCGTCGCCGGAGCCGTTGCCGTTGCCGTCGCCGGAGCCGTTGCCGTCGCCGTTGCCGGAGCCGCGTCTACCCATTGCCCTGCTCCCGCATTGTCTGCTCTGCGGCATCATTGCAGGCGAACACTTCGCAGATATCTGACGCTGCCAGGTGGTGGGATGGAACAGATGGTGACAACTTGCTGTCTGCGGCGATGCCGAGACTCGCAACGCTGCTCAGCGTGAACCCGTTGTAGCTCTGATACTGCATGCGTCGCGCGTCCTCTACCTCGAAATAGAATTCACGCCCGACGCGCACAACACCTGTAAGCTTGCCACAATACACTCCGGTTTTGTACCCGCGGAACACGCAGTACTGACCAACGAATGGATGCGGCGGGCTATGCGCCTCGGCACCAGTAAACAGTTGCGCGATTTCCCGCGCTTGCTCAATTGTCAATCCGTCGATATTCATAATGTCTCCTTCTGCGCATCCCGCGCGTCAACTCCTACCATTTCATTCTCGTCTAGATCAAGCCGCTTGCACAGCTTGATAGCCTCATCACGCCGCATTGATAACGCGCGTTGTACTGCAGCGAACCGTGGGCCTTGCACGTCGTTGGCGCCAGCACGTTCAACCGCGTTACGCAGCGTCGCTATCATGTCGTGTACGTCGGACCACTCAGGGGCAGGCCCATGCGCGAAGGGTCCGCCTGACGAATCCGGGTGATAGCGTGGGCTAGACTGAGCATTATCAATCGCGGTGATGTTCAATCTTCCCGATTTCGCGATGGGATACGTTCCGCCACGTCTCAGATCGAAGTCCGCGGGGCCCCGCCCCGTCCAGTGCATCTCAGTGGCAGCGCGCCCGCTGGTAGATGGCGCGATGAACTCGGCGCTGCCAACTGTCGACGTGGGCGCGTCACTACGCAACGCCTTTGCTACGCGCTCGGCATCCTTGCAGGCATCTCGAAATCCGCGCGCAAGCTTCCGTAGGTCATCACGGATGGCGAGTTGTAGTATCTTCAATGTGCTCACGATGTCACCTCTGGGAACTCACGGACGCGCAGGTCCTCGGGCCACTCTGACATGTCACCGCCTTTGCGGTCTTTGAGGTTCCGTATCGATACGCCGAGGTCGGCTGGGGCTCGCGCACTGAAGCCGCCAATGCCGTTCAATGCGTCAATATAAGTTGCCCCAAGCTGCTTCACGAACGCTGGCACGCCCGCTTCCTTGCACTGCGCTACGATGTCGCGAATCCATTCGACGTTGCACGGCCGCGCGCCTGGCCCGCTTTCGCCACCCACGACGATCCATTTCACGACCAGCTTGTGGCCGACGATTCCGGTTGCTTCCACTGGGCCGGCCGTCAAGTGCGACATCAGAGAGTCAAGCGAGCGTGGGTCAAATTTACCGCCACCAGTTTCTGCGAACGGGTCAAACCCTGGCGGGTCCGGGATCCATGGCGCCAAGTTGATAGGCCCCAGCAACGGCTCCGCACTCACCCAATGCACCGCCGCCGGGCACCGAAGCAACAGCGGGATGCGCTCGTCTGCCGTCTCCTGGTTCTCAGCGCTGACGCCAAGCCATATCAATGAGTGGACTGGCCCATGCGTTTCGATGTGGTGGCACAGGGCATCAGACCAACCATCACCATCCTCCATCATGCGGCCACCAGCGCGCGCGACCATCTCTGCGAATCTAGCGTCTCTGAGCACCTCAAGCATTCGCTGTGGGCGCTTAGTCAGAATTTGGTACGTGTGCCCCCCTCGCGTTTCGTGTAGCGACGTGATGAGCATCACGGCCCACACTTTAGCGATGAACTCGAACGGCACCTCGGGATGGAACAGGTCGCTCATGCTGTTGACGAACACACGGCACGGCTTGCGCCATTTCAGCGGGTCGCCAAGACGGTCGTGCATCAAGCGCAATGTGCCATTCCAGCGCGGGCCTTTTTTGCCCGCCACCGTCAGCCCCTGGTGGGCTGGAGTCATGCCGCGATGTGCGACGCGTTCGGCGTAGCAGTTCTCACAGCCCGCGGAGACGCGCGAGCAGCCTAGCGTCGGATTCCACGTCTTGTCAGTCCATGCGATCGAAGTTGTAGTACTCATCCCGTCACTCTCCATTCTTCTCGCTGTTTGTCGTGCGCCACCGCCCCGCGGCTGCGCAGCCGTTGAAGCAAATTTGCAACGTCCCTGCGCGCCAACCCCGACACCCGCGTGATAGTGCTCAAGAATGCAGCTCCGTCACGCACGGCGGATAGGACGGTAGCGTCAATGGTGGCGTTTGGTGTGGTCATAGGGTTACCGCGTCGGGATTTGCAGCGTCCAGACGAGCGCGCCCTTCGTCGCTGATGCCAAATCGCCAAAGGTTTTCAATCGAGTGGGACAGCCACTTCTGGCCGCCAGACTGACAGTCCCACCCCGTGTAGTCGCACCACGCATCGACGAACGCCCACCGCCCGTCATCAAGCTGGACGATGGCTACCCAACTCTGATCATCGTTCACGCCCTCGTCGTAGGCCAATATCATCGAGACGTTATCGACTGTCACGGGACTGACTGCGCACGTGGCTCCTTCACACAGCATTTCATCGCTTGCCATGAACGCCTGTTGCCAGTCGTAGTCTTCTTTCATTTCATCTGGCGTCATTGATTTGTTTGATTCCATCATAGTTACCCTTTCACACAAACGACCTGCTTTAACGTGTGCACAATGTCAACCAAGTCGCGCTGCGCATCCATCACGGCGTCGATGTCTTTATAGGCCATCGGAGTTTCATCGATCACGCCATCATCTTTCCGACATTCAACACCGGCCGTCGCCGCTTCGTGGTCCGCTACAGTAAATCGCTTCTTGGCTTCCGTGCGTGACATGGCACGGCCAGCCCCATGGCTGCAGCTGCAGAAGCTTTCATGGTTTCCTTTGCCGCGCACGATGAATGAACGGGCGCCCATGCTGCCTGGTATGATGCCAAGCTCACCAGCCTTTGCGCTAACTGCACCCTTGCGGGTCAAAAAAACGTCCTTGCCATAGTGGTGCTCTAAAGACACGTAGTTGTGATGGCAGTTCACTGCGGTGTTGACGGTTGTGAATGGCCTAACCTTTCGCGTTCCCATGATGGCCAGCAGCGTTGATTCCATCATGATGTCGCGGTTCACCTTGGCAAAATTCTGCGCCCACCCAACGGCAGACACGTAGTCACGAAAAGTATCACTCCCCTCATCTAGGTAGGATAGGTTCTTGTCTGGTAGCTGTACCTGGTTCCGCCCCATGTCCTTTTTTGCCAGCGCGATGAAGTGGCTCCCAATGCGGTTCCCAACTCCGCGCGACCCGCTGTGCAACATCACCCACACGTGGCCGCGCTCATCTATGCAGACCTCGATGAAGTGGTTCCCGGTCCCGAGCGTTCCGAGGTGGGCTGCGTTGTTGCATTTCGACACGCCGGGGTGGCTTTCCGTGAGCAGCTCAAAACTTGGCAACATGGCTGCCCACTCACGTTGAACCCGCAGTGGCAAATCAGACCACGCGCCGCGGTCACCGCTCCCGCCGTTGTTCGTTCTGCCATGCGGCACTGCTTCCTCAATGTTGGAGCGCATGTCGTGAAGGTTGTCAGGCAAGTCGCTGGCCATCAGAGTGGTCTCGTGGGCTATCATGCCACAGCCAATGTCCACCCCGACCGCGGCGGGGATGATGGCGCCTACCGCTGGTATGACGCTGCCGACAGTGGCGCCCATGCCCCAGTGCACATCAGGCATCGCCGCTACCCACTTGTGAATGAATGGCATTGACGCGATGTTTACGAGCTGTTGTTTCGCGGCGTCCTCCACTGGGACGCCCACGGTCCATGACTTGATGGGGACACCAGCGGATTCTATTGTTTCATAGTTCACGACTTCCCCCCCAGCTCAACGCCAAACTGGGCGCATAGTTTCTCTGCCTCGGACTCCGTGACCTCTAGCGCAAGCGACACCGCGTGCAACCTTGCCCGCCTGCGCTCCTCCAAGGCCGCCTGTTGGTCCCGCAGCACTCGCGCCCGCTCCTCAGCTATGCGCCAACCTAGCGCGGTGAGGTAGTAGCGGCCATCGCGCATTTCCGCAAACCTGCGCCCGGCCAGAGCGCGCAACGTGCGCCCCCATTCGTTGGACGGTCCGCGTGGCTGGCGGTTAGCGAGGTGGTCGCCTGCTAGCTCGCAAATTGCTGCTAACCCGTCGGGTGATAGCTGGTCGCTCACATCATTGCCCTAACGTAAGGCGCTGGCTGAAACCGCTTCTTGCTTGGCGGCATCGAATAGAAAACCCGCGCGCATTTCAGCCGTCGTTTCCATGCGAGGTTGAGCATGCGCTTCGTGTGGCGGTCCATGTCTTTGGTGATTGGTGGTGGTACCGGGTTTAGGTGGGCTGGTTCAATCATTGTCATTGGGTTCCTCATTTGCAGAATACACGCCGACACCAACGCGGCTGATGAGTCCGCGCGCAGTCAAGCGCGCAGCCGCCAAACTGGCGTTTTGCTTTGTGGTTTTGAGACATTCTGCAATGCGCGAGGCGTTGAATGTGTCCCCGCGGTGCGCCTGAATAAGAGTTAATACCCTGCCGGGCACGCTGCTTGGTCCAGGTGGTTTGTTCCCGTTCGGGATTACACAACTGCCCATGCGTAGCTGCTTCAATTTTTCTATGATTGCAAATCGCTGCTCTTTTAGGTCTGTTAGTTGCTTACTTAGTTCCGCGATAGCTTCATCGCGCGCTGCGATATACCTAGCCATTACATCTAATTCAGTCATGTCTTCATCTCCTCAGAACGGAATATCATCGTCCCCAAACCCATCGTCGCCACCCTCTTCGTGCGGGCCGTCGAAGCCGCCGCCACCACTGTCAGATCGCTTTCCGCCGTCACCCTTGCCGCCCAGCAGGATGATGTTGGTGGCTACCACTTCCGTGCTGTACCGCTTGCCGCCGTCTTTGGCCTCCCAGCTGCGTGTCTGCAGGCGCCCTTCAACAGCGATGCGGCTGCCCTTGGAGAGGAACTTGGCTAAGGCTTCGCCCCTTGCGCCCCACATTGTGGCGGTATGCCACTCGGTCTTTTCCTTGCGCTCTTTTGATTCCTTGTCAAAGTAGCTTTCGGTTGTGGCGATACGGAGATTCAGCACCGCGCCGCCGTTGTTCGTGTGTCGGAGCTCTGGGTCTTGACCCAGGTTGCCGATCAGGGTTACTCGGTTTAGACCTTCAGACATTTGCGCATCCCTCCATCATACCAGCTACGCTGTCCACGATACTAGCCTTTGCGGACTCAAAAGCCGCAACCGCTTCATGTATCGACACCGTGCCAGCTTCATCGCAATGATCAAGCGCTGCCGTCAACGCGCCTTGATACGTCGCGTAATATCCAAGCGTGATGTCGCGCTCCGACTTCTTGGCGCGTGGCCCTGACGTTGCACGCCTCACTACAAGCACGATATTCTTATCGTCGCTTCGCTCAACCCATAGCGTTGGCATTATCTTGATTCGCATTACTTGCCGCCTTTCACAAACCCATGCAAGTCAATGACGGCGCGTTCAATGCAAACGATCGCGTTGTGCAAAGCGTCAGAAGCTTCTTTTGACTTCACGTCTGGCGCAGCGATTGCTGATAGCTGCTCAGCAAACTTCGCCACCTTCTCCAAGTCAGGCGCCATCTCTTCGCGCAACTCGCGCTCGCGCTTCTCACGTTCTAGCTTAGCGATTCGGCGCTCCTCAGATTCTGCCTTCTCACGTTCAGTGCGAGCACGTTCCTCTTGCTCCGCTTGGATCTTGGCCAGCCGTTCGCGCTCCTCCATTTCCGCCTTGCGTACCGCATCATCGACAGCGCGTTGCTTGGCCGCCAGCTCGTCACGTTCCGCATTCATCTTGGCGCGTTCTTCTTCCAGCGCCTCGCGTTCCGCACGTTGGCGCTCGCGTTCCTCAGCTAGCCGCGACTCCTCTGCCTCACGTTCCTTGCGCAGCCGTTCGTCTTCTTCTTCACGCTTGGCACGTAGCGCATCTTCGATTACTTTTCGCGCGGCCTCTTCACGTTCGCGTTTCTCGCGCGCCTTTTCGTCGTCGACCGCCTGCTTACTTAGCTTGAGCGGTTCCTCGATTTCTTCAAGCAGTCCGATCAACTGCTTTGCGGCCGAGTCGATACGCCTACCTTCCTCAAGGTGCACCGCCTTCTATTCTTTGCGTCGCCCCTCGATGCGCACGCGATGGTTGCGCAAGTCGGCAATCGCCAATCGCGTTGGATCGTAGGCTTTTCTCGCATCCAGAAACGCGTACTTGTCGCGCATCTTATCGATTGCCTCAAGCGTCATGCTGTAAGGCGTTAGTGCATCACTGCTCACTGTTGCGGCATTTCCCATCACCCACCGTCCTTCCCCGCCATCGGCGGCTTGATTGTCAACACGTTGCCGTCGATTGCGGCGATGGTTCCGAGTAGTACGATTGGCTTCGCGCGGCCGGTTCCTCTCCAGTACAATCGTTGACCATCTGACCAAACATTGTCGCCGATTACCCACCCGCCGGCGCTGACCGTTGAATCAACCCTCATCCACCCCACCGGCAGCTCGACGCTTGCGGGTGCCGCGATGGGCGGGAGGATACCATCCTTGCCCAGTGACCAGTACGCAGCTAACCACAGCTCCCGCTCCTCATCCGTGTACGGCGCGTCAGGGGGAGGTGGGTTGGCTTCACGCTCCCGCAGCGCTTCATTCTCACGCCTAACCGCAAGCTCGTTGGCGCGTGCTTTGTCAAGCTCCGATCGCAATTCGGCCGTACCTCGCTTCAGTCCACTGATTGTGCCGCGCATCACCTCGCGCCGCGACGCGGCTTCCTTGGCTTCTGCGCGCACCTCCGCAGTCTCACCAGCCGCGTACGCCTCCACCGCTTCCATCAGAGCGCCCATCTCACTTTGGACGCAGCGCTCCGCATGCTCACTGACTGACATCGTCATGAGACACCTTTCCTCAGAGTTCTGCGCTGCCAGATACACAGGCCCATAGTGCCGCAGCAGTTCCAGCGCCGCCCTACGCACGTCGTCAAGTGTCGTCATCGTACACCTACTCCAGCATCATCGTCAGATGGTATCGCCGCGAGTCTGTCCATCATCTCCTGTACCCGGCACCATGCCAGCAATTGTGTGGCGGCCTCGGACATATCGCGGGCCGCTGACGTTAGCGCGATCGCAGCAGCACGCGCCGTGTCGATTTCCATATCACCGACTTTTGACCTTGCGACGCTGTCGGTCACGTCTACCGCAGCCGCTTGCACATCTTGCAGATCTCTAATCAGCGTTCCCAGCTCTTGAGTCATTATTTTCTTCGCCATCACTCCATCCCTTCCGGTCCATCGTAGTCGTCGTCAGCGGTGTTACGTGCACCCTCTGAATTTGTGCGGCTCACCATCTCAGCCTCGATAAGCGTCTTCACGTTGGCGTTGATCTTAGGGTTAGCGAGAAATGCCGTCAGCGTCGCAGCGTCCAACTCCTGCAACGTCTTGCCTTTGTGCGGGCCGACTGGGATGCGGTACAGACCATCGCCAGCAACGGCCCGCCCAGACTTCACAGCATGCATAGTCATCCTTTTGATTCCCTTACGCGGGAGCTTCACCTCGACCTGCATGTCGGACCTGATGTCCGGGCTGCCGTATACGCGAATGCAGTCGTCCCCGTTCCACTTGTCCCTGAACAGCGTCACATGCTTACCAACCCAGTCCTGGACGCTGCGACCAAACATGGCCTTCATGCATATGCCGTTCGTTTTGTTCAGCGCAAGCTGTTGTTTGATTTCGGCAAACGATACTACCCCTTTGACCTTAGTTCCCGCCTTTTCATCCGGCAACTCGTCGATTTCCACCGCCGTTATCGTCAACGTGGTGTTGCCGTTAATTTCCCCGGCTTTCATAAACCGACCGGGGTACATCTCGTCCCAATCCGATGGTTTTTTCAATGTGTCATTCATGGCGTTCCTCCAGGTGTGCCGTTATATAGTTAGCCCGATTTCTGACAGGTCGTCAAATCCAAAGCGGTACGATTGCGCGCGTGAATACCAGTACGGCGTTTCAATTATCATAGGATCGGCAGTCGCGGCCGAGTCGTAGTCTGGCCACGCACCTGCATGCATGCACGCATCCCAGACATCGATGGCACGTTGCCACTGGGCGCGGGCGATGTCCATGTCTTGTTCGGACGGTCGCACCCTGGACACCGCGAAAGGCGGAGCTGACTCAAAGAACACCCACCGAAATTCAACGGTGCCTGCAAGCTCAGGGAACACCGCGCTCAGCCCTGACGTGTATGCGGCTGCCTGTACTGGGTAGCGATACCTCGCCATTGCTGTTGAAATTTCTTCAGGAGCTGCTGACACACAGCTTTTTAGATCCGTTATCACGTGGCCCTGAACATAGTCAACCTTTGCTCTGCATTGCACCTTGCGCCCGCTACCAGCAACCTCCTCCCATATGATAACTTGCTCTGCCTTGCCATCCGAGAAGTGGACCCCTTTATACCCCATTCGCCTCTTGAGAGCCCGCACGGTTGCGTCGTTGTCTTGCTCGTCAGTAAAAAGCACAGGTATTTTCCCGGCTGTCCGGATGGCGTCGCGCATCTCTTGGGCCACTTTGGTTTTGTAGTTTTCGACGCCCTCCGGGATGACCATGCGGTGATCGTTACCAGTGCCGAGCAGCCCAGCATGCATAACGGTGCCCCGCTCCATGGCGGCTGTCGGCTTGCTGCGCTCACCACCAAGGCGCGGGTGAAGAAGAAACGCATGCGCTGGGCTTTTAGCGTCCAGCACTTTCGCCATTGATGCCGACAGCGAAGGCACTCGGCACGGGTCCGCGTGGTACTCGTCATCGCTCATGGGACCGACCCATGCTGTGCCGCTGAGCCCATTTTCTCTGATGGGGAGCTTCATTTGCGCAACCCCCCATCCATGTCGCGTAGCAAGGTGCACGCGCAGGAATACGCTCCTACACCAGACTCAAAAATTGCTGACGCTGACTGAAGTTCGCCAAGGCCGTTCAGTGGCCTACCGTTTTCAAGGCACCTCTCCACGTCGGAAAGAATTGCCTCGATGTGCCCGATTGCAGTTCGTATTTGCCGCTCTGCCGCGGCCTTCCGTTGTTCGATCAGTCTCCTAGTTTCGTCAGCATCACTCACCACTCACCTCCATCTCATCCACAGCATCCGCAAACGCCTCCAACCCGTCATCCCAAAACGCGCGCAGCGCCTCACACTTGTCATCATGGCACAGGTCCTCGCGAAACACGCGCAACCGTTCGCCCCATGCGTCTGCCTGCTCACGGTGATTGCGTGTTCGCGTCCACACGGCAGACTGCAGGTCGTCCACTGCATCACCGTAGTGATCGTGCTCGTTGAATTCTACGTCATCGTGCGGAGTGAGGCATGGTTCAGTTGTGATTTTCATATCACCCTCGCCGTCTGCGCCGTCGCGCGGTGTAGCGCCTCCCAATGTGCGTCAGCATCGTCCCGCGTGTCTGACTCGACGCGGGCAAAGCATCTCACACACACGACAGCTAGCACAGGCTCGCTGTCAATATAGTCAGCGTCGCGGATAGGCGCGCGCCCACAACATTCGGCCAGTGCTCTCACTTCGCACCGCCTTCTTCTACCATCGCAAAGCCAAGCTCGTTTGATCCTGTTGGGATGGCGATTGCGAGTCCGCTTGCGTAAGCTTCGCGTATTCCAGCGGTGAGGAGCATGGGGTCACCATCCACCCACCCAGACAGTGCGGAAAACTGAAATGTCAGCGCATCACACGCATCCCGCGCAGCCCGCGCATCCCGCGCATCCCACGCAGGCCGCGCAGGCCACGCATCCCACGCAGGCCGCGCAGGCCGCGCAGGCCACGCATCCCACGCATCCCGCGAAGCCCACGCAGCCCACGCATCCCACGCATCCCACGCAGGCCGCGCAGCCCACGCAGCCCACGCATCCCACGCAGTATCGAATTGCCGCAATGACCATTGGAGTCCGCGTGTTTCTAGCGCGATGCACAGGCCATTTTTTACCGCGCATTCCTCGCGCATTGGACGTGATAGCGCTCGCCTCCATGCCATTTGCGAGTCAGCCATATCTCCCGCGTGGATTCCGAACGCTCCCGATAACTCTGATACCCCGACGCGCACCTCGTTCTCCGACAGTATCTCGACGATATCCATCTCAGCACAGCGCACTTTGTCACCACGCAACAGCGCACCTGCGATCTCCACTCGTGCCACGACAGACGGCCGCCCGCTGGGCCACAGTCCGCCGATGCGAAGCGCGTCACGCAGGTTATGGCAGGCATTCCATCCGGCGCCGCACGGTGAATTGGTTGAGTCTACTTTAACTCGCGGAAGACTAAACGGAACGCTGCCGTCCCACACGGGATCGCCCCCTTGAATCGGTGAGCGAAAATCGTGAGTGAATACTTTATATGCCGTAGTCATGCTTTATACCTTCCCATCCGCCGCACGCTCGCGGCTGTTGTGGGATGCAATAGCTCCCATAGGATCCACTCGTACTAAATCAGGCTTGCCGACGCAGGCGCATCGCATGGTCCACCCACGCACCCCATACGGGGACACGGGGCCCTTGTGCGTGCCGCACGCGCGGCATGGCTCGACTGTGAAGGTGGTCATTGCACGCCTGCATGATGCGCGGCATTACGCAGCGAATCAACTGCGGCGCCCATGCTGCCAACGTGGCCCCAGTTCACATGGGCGTCACCCTCCAGCACTCTATCGCGGATAGCGTCCAGCAGCTCTAGCACTTCACACCGTTTTGCGTCGTATAATTCTGCGGCTGTTGCCATCACTCACCACCGTCCTCGATGGCCTGCTCGATCGCGGCGCGGAATGCCTTGTTGTATTCAGCGCAGGCTGTCTCGAATTCTTCGGTCACGTTGTCGTCCGCATCAACGTACTCGACGCCCAGAACGCGCGCCGCGTCATGGTAGCCGAGCGCATTGATGAGCAGCTCATCCGCGCCCATGGCTTCCCGCGCGGCGTCCTCCCAATAGCTGCGCGGGTTGTCAGCCATCCACTCCTGCGCGTCGTTGTAGCCCTCGATTTGTGCCTTGCTGGTTCGCGTTGTCATTCTGCCATCCTCCTGCGTCGGTCATCCCTGCCGACTCCCCAACTGTATGCCCTGGGCCGTGCAGTATCAAGCTTTTTTGTTTGAAAAGAAAACCTGCAGGACGATTTCCTAGGAGACCGCACGTCGCCCCCTTGACACGCTAAACCGTCCCGCGTATCCATGGCATCATGGACGCATACGACAGATTGGCGGAATGGGTGGCGTGGACGGGCGACAGCCAGCAGGTGGTCGCTGGCGTGCTCGA